AGTTGCGGGGGTTCCTTCCCTCTCACGGGGTGGTGCGACACACTGGCAAGAAGATTCCCTCTCCGGGTCAGTGGTTGGCTGTCGCTTTGGAAGGTTCGAATCCTTCACACCCCACCAGGTTGCCAGACTGCGGTTCGACCGCAAGGTTACTAGTGCCGTCTGGCAGCCCGAGGGGTCATAGCTCAAGTGGTAGAGCATCTGCCTTGCATGCAGAAGGTTGCAGGTTCGAGTCCTGTTGATTCCACGAGGCCTTGCCAGCCTCAGGGGGAACTGTGATGGTTCCGGGTGATAGGGGGATAACTGAATAGGGGAGGACGTTTGCGGACACAAGCGGTGTCTCCCCACTGAGGCCGTAGCTCAATGGCAGAGCAGCGGGTGCGCCTAGGCTCTCCTTCGGGAGGGGTACACCGATCGGTTGAAGGTTCGAGTCCTTCCGGCTTCACGAGGTGGTACCAACCTCAGACTTGTAGCGGTGAGATCAGATCAAACCTACCTGCAGGGTTAACTGGTTCCTTCCGATCGTCACTGTAGGGAGGTGTCTAGGACGAAGTGACGCTCGCACCTAGACCAAAGCGGGATGGAGCAGCTCGGTAGCTCGTCGGACTCATAATCCGGAGGTCGTTGGTTCAAATCCGACTCCCGCTACGGTGTACAACCGCAGTAGTATGCTGGAGATCGTCTCCAGTCCCTTCTGGTACGCCAGTGTAAACATTCCGGGGTCCGGAAGTAGTGAGCCGGACCCCACCAGCTTCATTAGCTCAGCGGTAGAGCATCCGATTGTCAGTCGGAAGGTCACCGGTTCAATCCCGGTATGGAGCGCGAGGTAGAGTGTTTCCTGTAAACACATCGCACCGTGTCAGCTGGATCTCGACACACTCTACCTTCGATCGCTCGCTGTACATTAACGGGTTCCGTGTCAAGGAAGATCCGTGGTGAGTGATCGTAACCGGACATGGCGCAGCTTGGTAGCGCACTTGCTTTGGGAGCAAGGGGTCGCAGGTTCAAATCCTGTTGTCCGGACGGGTACGCCGAGGCTTGTAACCCCGGAGCGGTACCAAGTCTGTGACAGCAGGCGGTGCTTGGGATCCTAGGAGCTGTCACTCCGAAAGAGTCGGGCATTGGGGAAGTAGCTCAACGGACAGAGCGCGGGCGTCTTGATCTAACGCCGAGGTTGGAGGTTCGAATCCTTCCTTCCCCACCACTTATGTGTTCGGGGTTCGTATCATATACTAGATAAGACAGCCCAATCAGTTCCGAACAAGGGAGAGGGAAATGTCTAGCGAGTCCCGAATCACCGAACCGAAGACCATCGACGAGTTCATCATCAGCCTGAAGCAGCGGTTGGTGACTGCCGTCGCAACCTACGAGACGTCCAAGGGCGAACTGCGAGAGTCGTTCCAGTACTTCCAGCAGCGAGAGATCGATCTCACGCAGGCGGAGAAGGCGGCGGACCTGAGCCCGTCGCATAAGCGACTGGTGAACAAGCGTAACCGAGCGGGTCTGGAGATCCAGCAGTACAGCGCTTCCTTGACCGCGATGATCGAGTACGACCGATACCTGAAGGAGCGGGACGATGACTCTGGCGTTGGTTAAGCGCGTCGGTAAGACCGCGGGCTTCGGCCTCATGTGGATCTTGCTGTTGCTCATCACGCTCCTGCTTGCTCTTGCAATTGGACTTGTGTTCACGATGGGGTTCGCACAGTGGGATATGTCCAACGAAGATCCCGTCATCTCACCCGCTCCAGAAGAAACGGTTTCCGACATCGCACCGACCACACCTCCGATCATCACGGAGATCGACATCACCCAGGAGCAGGCGGAAGGCTACCTCCTCACGCTTGATCTGTTGGGTTACGAGTATGGTGGCAAGGAGGGTCGTGACCTGGTTCAAGTAGGTGCAGACGCTTGCATCGCGCTCACGAACACGAACGACTACACCGGAACCATCTCGTACGTGCAGGAGACTCACGACCTGACCGGAGAGGAAGCGATCGTCGTTGTCGCAACCGCCATCGGGTCCTTCTGCAATGAGCACGCAACCATGATCGAGGAGGCCTAGTGGCCGTCAAGAAGAAGGGCTCGAAGGTCGTTCACCTCAAGCGCGTCGTGAACGAGGAACTGACCTCTTGGTGCGGTTGGGGTACGGATCTCCATGTTAAAGGGTATCGGGAGAACGATCGCACAGTAAAGCCCTTCATCGAAGTCGACGCACCCATCACCTGCAAGGCATGCATCGCATGGATGCTAGACTCGGAGGCATAGTGAAACTGGATGACGCACAGCAGCAGGACGTTGAGAACCTGCTCTCGCACAAACGGTGGATGCTCCTTCACGACATGGGTGTTGGCAAGACACCTCCAGCGGTCGTCGCAGCTTCTCAACGCACTCCATGTCTCGTGACGGTGCCTGCATACCTCATCCCCCAGTGGGAGGAGTACATCAAGACCTGGGCACCCGGCAAGACGTTCGCATCGATGAACGAAGACGGCTTCGAGAAGAGGAACGCAGCTTTGCACAGGGGTGCAGACTTCATCTTCACGAGCTACCACAACTGGGCTGCGCAGAAGCGTTACGACGGCTTCTGGAAGCTCAAGTGGGGTTCCATGATCTTCGACGAGGCTCACCGACTGAGAGGTCGGAACTCGAAGTGGACCAAGGCCGTCTGGACCATGCAGAACTCGGAGTCCAAGAACAAGGATGTCCCGATCTGGATGCTGACGGGTACGCCAATCGTTCGTGATGGTGGAGATGTCTTCCCGCTCCTCAAACTGTGCGATAAGGGCATCTACCGTGGGTACTGGGCGTTCGTGGAACGCTGGTGCGAGATGATCGAGACTCCCTGGCAGAAGGAAGTCGGTCCGATCAAGGATCCGGAAGGGTTCTACCAAATGCTCTCCCGTCACTCCTCTCGTCGAGAGATGCGTGGGCTGGAGGAGATCGTCTACAAGGACATCCCTGTCGACCTGCCACCGAGTGTCATGCAGACCATCGCACGGCTCAAGAAGACGTTCATCCTGCAGCACCCGGACATCGAAGATCCGAAGTGGTTCACCGCTGCAGGAGCCGTGTGGGCTGAGATCCGGCAGCTAGTCTCGAACCCGCCGACGAAGGTGAATCCGAAGATGGATGCCCTCGGAGACATGTTCGAGGACCTCCCGAACGAGCGAGTGATCGTGGCTTGCTGGTTCAAGAAGACCGCATTCGAAGCTGCGAGTGTGATCGCGAAGAAGACGAAGCGCAACGTTGGTGTCTTCACCGGTGAGGCAAGTGCGTCCGCTCGGGAAGAAGCAATCCGGGTGTACAACGAGAACGATGACGGAGTCATTGTCTGCACCATCGCAGCCATGAAGGAAGGTGTGAACCTGCAGAAGGGTCGACACACCATCTTCCTGGAGGAGTCGGAACTGCATGCGGACAACGCACAGCTCATCGGACGCCAGCACAGACGCGGACAGGATCGCACAGTGATCGTGTCTCGGATCTACGGTCGTCGTACCGTTGACGAGAAGGTCCACACGCTCGCTGCGAAGCGAGATGCTGATGCCAAGAGCGTGATGCAGGAATTCTTCCGCGAGACCTCGTAGGTTCAGCTGAAGGTCACATATAATTAACGTATGGACCTCCAGAAGTTCTACGTCACCTTCGGTGTTCAAACACTGTTCCGGAACAACTACCTCATCCTGATGGCCGAGGACGAGGAGAAGGCCCGCGAAGCCCTCTTCGAGTCACTCGGCCATTATTGGTCGTCGATCTACTCCAAGGAAGAGTGGGAGGCTTCCATCGTCAGCAAGGACTACTTTGAGGGATACACCTCCCTCGGAACCTTCACACAGAGAGGAGTTCAGGTTGTCCGCAACTGAACCCCAGCCAATGCTGATCTCCATCACTGAGATCTCCGACTACCTCCGATGCAGAAGGATGTGGGACCTTGGGTCTCCAAATCGCCAAGCTCTTTCCCGCAAGGGAACGCCCTCTCCGAGTCTGCACCTTGGGACTGGAGTTCACCATGGCCTTGCTGCTCATGCGTTCGGCCAAGATCCGCTCATCGCCATCGAAGAGTGGTACGAGAAGGAACTCAAGCGCATCGGACAGGAGTACGCCGAAGCCGTAGGTGCTCCGATGTCACCTTCCGAGGTTGGCAAGCTGCTGGAAGCGAAAGCGCTTGCGAAAGGGATGACGAAGCACTACTTCGAGCACTATGGTCCCAACCCGGTAGCACCTCTCCGAATCATCGCAACGGAGATGTCGTTCAAGATCCCGACCGGACTCAAGACGAAGGACGGTCGAGAGATCTTCCTGGTTGGTACGATCGACGGTCTCGCTGTGGATGCGGATGGCAACATCTACGTCATCGACCACAAGACGTATTCCATCAAGCCGGACCTCAAGTGGATGCAGACGGACCACCAGTTCGCAGGCTACTCCTGGGCGATGCAGGTCATCCTGAAGCAGAAGGTCACCGGCTTCCTCTACGACGGGATCAACAAGAAGCTCCCGAAGCAGCCGAAGAAGCTGCAGAACGGTCACCTCTCGAGGGAGTGGAACGACCACACGACCTTCGCATCGTACAGAGCTGCGCTGATCGAACACTACGGATCCCGAGAGGACGTTCCCACGGGGATGTACGACGACTTCATGGGTCGGTTGAAGGAACGTGACGCACAGTTGCAGACTCCGTTCTTCAGTCGGCACACGGTCAAGTACACCCAGGCGCAGCTGTCGGAGTGGTCTCGACACACGATGCTCCTGCTGAAGGAGATCGCAGACGGACCTGCAATCGTTCCGAACTTCCCTTGGACGGGATGCTGGGATTGCTACGACGTCTCAGACCTGTGCAAAGCCATCGAGATCGGGGACCAGGAGCGGTTCGAAAGCATCAAGGAGTCCGCGTACCAGGTTGGCTGGTCTTCCACGAGGAGCCAGTACAAGGAAATGCTCGAGATCACACCCGGTAGCGTCGGTTCGCTGGACGAACTCCTGAAACTGATGCCCGCAAGTAAAATCTCTGAGCAAAGCAACATATAATTATAGTAGTTGCAAAGGAACAGGGAATCAACACGGGCTAATTTCCGATTTACGTCGAGATCCGTTCCGGGGCAACATAAAGTACACACTGAAAAGGAGGTGCAATGACCGCGATTCAGCCAAGCGACACAGACCCATGGGCCAGTGCCGCAGACGTCTCTGACGCTTTGGGGATGTCGTTGGCAGTCTTCGGATTGCCGGGAGCGGGCAAGACCACTCTCGCAGCGGAGCCAGGAGCACTGATCGTTGACCTGGAAGGTGGAGCGGAAGTTCTTGCCGACCGGTCGGACGTGATGATCTGGCCGAAGAAGGATCCGAAGACGGGCAAGGTTCCGGTCGTGACTTGGGACATGCTTGACAGCCTGTCGACCAAGCTGCTGAACAAGCCGCACCCGTTCAAGATCATCTGCTTCGACACGATGTCCAAGATGCAGCGGCTCGCACTCAAGAAGGTGATGAAGGCTTCCGCAACACCGGAGATGCCTTCCCAGCCGGAGTACGGCAAGGCCAACGAACTGGTCAACACGCTCATCGAAGACTGGTGCGGTCACGCACGAGAGAACAACCTCTGCGTGATCTTCAACTGCCATGCGGAAGAGGAGCAAGACGGTGACGTCGTCCTGATCCGCATGAGCCTGTCGCCGGGTGTTCGAAAGGTCATGTACCAGGCGGTGTCCACGATCGGATACCTGTCCTCCAACGCTCGCACTGAAGAGCGGCAGCTGCTGCTCAAGAGCACGAACAAGATCACCGCAAAGATCCGCCAGCCCAGATCGGGCAAGCAGATCCCCCTGGAGATCAAGAACCCATCCATCGCAAAGATCCTTGAGCACAGGGCTCAGGTTCGTCAAGAGAGGAACAACGGCTAATGCCAGTTATCACGATCGACCTGGACGGCGTCGACGAGAACGGTGGTTTCGGACCTGAGAAGGTCGTTCCCGCAGGCGTCTACAACGTCGAGGTCTCGCGCTGCGAGTACGACGCTCCGGGGAAGAAGGACGACGGTTCGAAGAAGTGGGGCGGCCTGTTCGTCAACTTCAAGATCGTCGAGGGTGAAGAGGAAGGCACGGAGCTCTTCAACTACATGTCGATGCACCCGAACGCCCTCTGGCGCTTCAAGAAGGAGCTCATGGTTCTGGGTGTCGACGTGACCCAGGACGAGCTCGACACCGAAGAGCTGATCGGCGCACAGGCAACCATCAAGGTCGTCGTGGCGGATCACTACAAGGGTGAGCGCGACGAGAACGGCAACATCAAGAAGCAGAACAACGTCGAGGAAGTCCTCGCCCGCTCCGCCACGGGCAATGACTGGTAGCTCACTCGCTGTAGTGGGTATCGATCCCGGAGGAACGATCGGTTACGGTCTAGTACTCCGGGATCCCTCCGGTACAGTGATGAAGACGGGGAAGGCGTTTACGGACATCGTAGACGCTTGGAACGAAGTGGCTGAACTCGGACGCACTTGGGAGCACAAGGGACGCATCTTGGTCATCATCGAGGACTTCATCGGTGGCGGTCGGATGAGTGCGGACGGGCAGAAGACGCTCAAGCAGATCGGGTTCATAACCGGCCTGTGCAAAGCGTTCGAGATCGAATGCCGGGTGATGGCACCTCAGTCGAGAACTTCTGGGATGGACGAGGCCAGGTCGCTCCTGCAGGAACAGAAGATCGAGGCGAAGCACTATCCTCACGCGCGTGACGGGCTGGCTCACGCACTCGTGGGATACAACATGGAGATGGGGATCACGTAATGGCTCAGAAGATGGAAGAGATGGTGACGGTTCCGATCGAACCACGCCACAAGCCCCTGATGCAGCTCGCTGCACAGATGGAGGATCGTCCGCTGTCCAACTGGGCACGGAAGGTCATGCTTGACGACCTTCGCGAGAAGGGTCTCATCGACGATGCGGGTACGCCGATCATGGAGGAGTTCAAGGCATGATCATCAGCAAGGAGATCCAGTTCGACGCTGGTCACCGCGTTCCGAACCATCACAGCAAGTGCAAGAACCCTCACGGTCACCGGTACCGAGTCGTTGCGGTGTTGCAGAGCACTGCGAAGATCCACGCGGAGGGTAGCTCTCAGGAGGGGATGGTGATGGACTTCGGGTTCATCAAGGAACTCCTGACGACGCACATCCACGACGAGCTGGATCACGGGTTCATCGTCTACGAGAAGGACAAGGTCCTCATGGACCGACTCCAGCCCGGTGACAACACGGAACCCGATGACTGGAACGTGATTCCGTTCCCGTACGTCCCCACGGCGGAGAACATCGCCAAGTGGTCGTTCAAGGAGCTGAAAGAGCTCGTCGAAGAGCGCAGTGACGGCTGTGCATTCCTTCTCTCGATCGAGGTGTGGGAGACCCCGACGAGCATGGCAACCTACCGGTTGGTCGACTACAAGATGGATCTCGATGGTCGTCGCGATTAGCCAGATCTTCGGTCCGACGGTCCAAGGTGAAGGATCAGCAGCGGGTAGACACTGCCTGTTCATTCGCACGTTCAACTGCAATCTCGAATGCACTTGGTGCGATACCCCTTACACTTGGGCCGTCACGGACTCGAAGGCGGAGAAGCATCGAGAAGGCATTCGATACGAGGTCAACGAACCGAAGTACGGTCGGAAGGACCTCACACCAGCGGAGATCGGTACCGAACTGCGAAAGCTGTGGAACGTGGAAGGTTCCCCAACGCTGATCGTAGTCTCCGGTGGCGAACCGATGATGCAGCAAGTCGAACTGATCCCTGTGCTTTCGTGGCTACGTCAGCACGGGAACGAGATCCACATCGAGACCGCTGGAACGATCGCGCCCAGACCGTCGTTCAACCAGTACGTGGATCAGTACAACGTCTCTCCGAAGCTGTCGCACAGTGGCAACAGGACCTCGAAGCGCTTCAAGCCGGAAGCGTTGCGGAGTCTGAAGGAGACCGGTAAGGCGTGGTTCAAGTTCGTCGTAACGTCTGACGTGCATCAGGACCTATTCGAAGTGGACGAGATCGTGAAGACGATCGACATCCCCACGCAGAGGGTGATGCTGATGCCGGAGGGTAAGATGATGACGGAGAACGTCTTGCGTGCAAGGACGTTCGCTGACGAAGCTCTGAAGCGGGGGTACGGCATCTCACTGAGGACTCACATCCTTCTGTGGGGTGACGATCCAGACAAGTAGCTGGAGGGTCGATGATCATCCGGATACCGTCACCGAAGTGCGAACGCTGCAAGGACGACTTGGAGTTCGCAGGACGGTGTGAAGGCTGCGGGAGGACACTTTGCGGTTCTTGCATCCGTACGAGGAAAGTCTCGCAGCACGAAACAACAACTCTGTGCAAGGATTGCAGTAGGGAGTCAGAATGGTCGACATGAACGCTCACTGGGGTAACGGGCTGACGAATGCGGAAGCGATCGAACACTCGATCGCGGACATCTTCACCGCGCTGGGGTACGACCTCGAAGACCAGCACATGAAGAAGACGCCAGAACGGATGCGGAAGTGGCTCGAGCTCTTCGCTGCAAACGGGGACGACGCACACGGAGCGGAGCTGCTCCAGGCCCAGTTCGATGACGAACACGACTCGATGGTTGTCGTGGGACCGATCAAGTACCAATCCATGTGCGCTCACCACGCACTCCCGGTCACGGGTCAGGCCTGGGTCGGGTACATCCCTCAGAAGAAGGTCGTGGGGCTGAGCAAGCTCGCTCGGATCACTCACTACTACGCGAACCAGTTCACTGTGCAAGAGCGGGTCACTCAGCAGATCGCGAACCTGCTCGAAGCAGAACTCGAACCGGTCGGCACGATGGTGGTCGTGGAAGCAGAACACGGCTGCATGACCCTGAGAGGAGTCAAGGAGACGAGTGCACTCACCACAACGAGTGCAGTCCGTGGGGCGTTCAAGGAGAGCGCTGCCCGCACCGAATTCATGACCTTCATCCAGAACTCCCGGAGGTAACAATGGCACACCCGAAGATCGCAAACATCACGCCCATCCCGATGCTGGATGAGGTGCTGACGGAGAAGGACAACTTCCACCTGGTTCTCACGAACCTCATCCTCTCGGACCAGAAGTACCTCGACTTCTACCGGAACCGGATCGCACAGGGTGACTACGTCATCTTGGACGTTCCCGCATTCGAGACGTCTCAGCCGACCTCAACCACTTCGGTCGATGCTGCAGCAGCGATGCTGATGCCATCGGAAGTCGTTCTGCCGGACGACATCACGAGTGCGAAGAACACGATCGCACTGGCACATCAGTGCAAGACCCTTCTCGAACGAGCATCGTACCCGGGCAAGACGATGGGTGTTCCTCACGGAACGGACTACCGTGAGTACATCGACTGCGCGGTCGAACTCGTGGAGGACGTTGGAGTCAACGTTCTCGGGATCGTGGAAGAGATTCCGGAGCTGTACGGGTACGACCGTCTGCCGATGGTCCAGAAGCTCGCTGCCCGACTTCCGGAGACGGAGTTTCACCTGCTGGGGATCGACGACGAGCTCAAGAACTTCCACGTACCGGATCACATCCCTGTCCGATCCATCGACACCGCGAAGTTCGTGGTCTACGGTCTGAACAAGATCGACGTCTGGCCGAACCACAAGCACACGCCTGCGTACCCTGGTCGCAAGACCGTTGGTGGGCGTGCGGGGTACTTCTTCCACAACGATCTCGACCCGGAGGTGCTTGAGTGCATCAAGGGGAACATCGAGAGGTTCCGTATCTGATGTGCGGTCTCTTCGCAGTGACCTTCGACGGTCACAACACGCAGCAGGAAGAAGCGATCACGCGGGCATGGGAACTCTGCCGTGAACGTGGAAGGGACTCTTGGGGTCTCTACGGGATCGCACAGGTCGAGTTGCTTGACCCAGAGATGCTCAACGTCTACGGTGACGAGGAGGAGCGTCTCGACGCTCTCTACGGGTTCTTCGAGGCCATGGAGCGGGGGTCGATCCTTGGCAACTGCCGTGGAGAGCCCACGACAGAATGGATCAACCAGAAGACGGACAACGACGTCCAGCCCTTCGTGTCTCCGAGTGGAGACTGGATCTTCATCCACAACGGGACCATCTCCAACGACAAGGCGATCTACGCACAGTTGAACGTCGAGTCCACTCCCACGAAGATCGACTCGTACGCCATCGGGGTTGCACTCGACAAGTACGGGTTCGGACTGACGGTCAACAAGGTCCTGGAAGGGTCCTTCGCAATCGTCGCAGTCCGTACGGACGACGCAACGAAGCTGCACTACGCCACGAACTACAAGCCGCTGTTCTATCGCGGTCTTGGAGGGAAGCATGGTGGGGCCGTCGTCGGCAGCACTCGAAGCCAAGTGGGTCTCGGAAACTACAACCGACTGACCGATCCGGGAGTTCACGAACTCACTCCGTACACGTGGGGGTACATCACCCCGACGGAAGTCCACACCAGTGAACTGTCCGGGCACACTCGGGGATCGCACAAGTCGCTGATCGTCTGCTCCGGTGGGTTGGACTCGACTGTCGCTGCGTGGATGATGCTGGCTGCAGGTCAAGAGCCAACCTTGCTGCACTTCCTGCACGATGCTCGGGCGCAGGCCAAAGAGGTCGAAGCAGTGGAAGCACTGTCGAAGCGTCTGGGAACGGAGCCCATCTACATTTCGACGGACTTCTTCAAGGTGCACGCGTCCTCTGTGCTCACAGACACCGCACGAGAGATCAGCAAGGAGGATGGTTCCGGGAACGGAGGAGCGGAGTTCGCTCACGAGTGGGTGCCTGCGAGGAACACGGTCTTCGCTGCACTCGCGCTTGCGATGGCGGAAGCGAACGACTTCAGCTCCGTGGCCTTCGGGATCAACCTCGAGGAAGCGGGAGCGTTCCCGGACAACGAACCCGAATGGGCCAACAAGGTTCGGAAGCTCCTCCCGTACGCACTGAAGCCGTACAAGAGGATCTCGTTTGCCACTCCTGTGGCGAACCTGATGAAGCACGAGATCGTGAACAAGGGACTCGCACTCGGGGTTCCGTTCGAGCTCACGTGGTCGTGCTACGACGGACAGGACAAGCACTGCGGCGAGTGCGGTCCTTGCTTCAACCGTCGAACCGCCTTCAAGATGAACGGGTCGGAGGACCCTGTCTTCTCGTAGGTCACATATAATAGTTCCTAACGGAACGAAAAGGAGAGGGATGCAACCGGTTTGTGAAGGTTGCCCCATCGGGGGGCCCGTTTGCGGAAGCAGCGGGCCCCTTGGGGCGAAGTTGATGATCGTTGGGGAAGCACCCGGCTATCAAGACGAGAAGTACAAGAGTCCGTTCTCTGGACCTGCGGGTAAGTTGCTGGAGCAAACGCTCCGGGAGCACGGAATGGAGAAGAAGGACTGCTACGTCACGAACGTGGTGAAGTGCCATCCGACGAAGGATAGTAAGGACATCGCACCGAACAAGGACATGGTCACGAAGTGCGCTCCAACACTTGCGGAGGAGATCGCACAGGTGAAGCCGAAGGCTATCCTTGCCTTGGGTGGTACCGCAGCACACGCGCTTCTGGACACGAAGAAGAACGTGTCAGACCTTGCAGGGCTCTTCGAGATCTCACCTGTGCACAACGTGCCCGTGTTCGTGACGTATCACCCTTCAGCCATTCTCCACGGCCAGGAGGGGTTGTTCAACAACATCTACAAGACCGTCAAGCGAGCGATCCTCTTCGTCAACGATCAGTTGCCGATGCATGTGAATCGTAACGTCGTATATCGGTTTATACGGGATGATCGTGACGCGGTCAACATATTGAGCAAGTGGGAAAAGCGTGCAAGAACGCAACGCATCCGGCTAGCCATCGACACGGAGTCTCACGGACCGCACGACGGACCAAGATTCGACGTTGACACCTGGGACATGTTCCAGATCAGCGACGGCAAAGAAACGTACGCCTTCGAAGTCCAGAAGCTGAACAAGGCCCTGGATCTCCTTCGGTCGATGTTGACCGAGAACCACATCGTCTGGATCATGCACAACCTTGCACACGACCAGAAGATGTTCAAGCGTCACCTTGGAGTGTACGCACGTCACTTCCGGGACACGATGGTACTGGGTCTGGGTCTCACCGAACGTGGTGAAGAGGTCGGACTGAAGTACATGTCCCGCGAGTGGTTCAACGCTGCGTACTACGAAAGGGAGCTCGAAGAACCGTGCGAGTTGCATGGAAACAAGTTCACATGGAAGACTGGACCGCTCTGTGAGTGCCACTGGTTGGCGCTTGCAAAGTACGGGTGCTACGACTCCTACTACACCTGGCACCTCAACGACTACTTGCCGAAACTGGTTCAGGAAGAAGGCACACTCGAACTGTGCAGAAACCTGCTGCTGGACGCTCAGCAGATGTTCGCGGAGGTGGGCATACAAGGCAGCGGGGAGGTTGATCAAGAGTATGCCCAACAACTCGAGGAGCAATGGCTCCCTCTCATCCGAGAGGCCGAACAGAAGATACAAGGGTACGCGGAGGCGCAAGGTTTTCCTCAGGACCCGAAGATGGTGGGGGCTCAGCAGAAAGCGGTACCTTGCCCGGACTGTATCTGCGGTGACAACGGAATACTCGATCCGTGGAAGGTCCCTGCCGGGATGGTTGAGAACGTTGACCGGAAGGAGTGGAGAGCCACTCTCAAGACAACAGACTTCGGAGATCCGTCGTGCAGACGATGCATGAAGCGAAGGTACGTTCTCGTACCTGACACTGTGCTCAACGTCCGCAGTCCGAAGCAGCTGCAACACCTCGCGTTCGACATTCTGAAGATGCGCCCAGTCGACCGGAACAAGCGGTCGACGGACAAGACCTTCCTAGAATTCAACAAGACGCACCCGTTCGCACAGTTGATGCTGGACCTGAAGGAAAAGGATCACCTGCTCCGCAGCTACGTGTACGGGATCATGGACGACGTCTGGTCGGATGGAGAGATCCATCCGGACTTCCTGCTGTTCGGTGCCGTCAACGGACGGTTGTCGATCCATAACCCGCCCATGCAAACGCTTCCGAAGTGGGGTGTTGCGAACAAGCAGCTTGCGGAGATGACGCGGAAGCTGTTCCGAGCACGACCAGGGCACTTGTTCGCGGACATCGACTTCAAGAACCTGGAGCTGTTCACGGCAGCGCACCTCAGCCAGGACGAGAACCTGTACCGAGCCTTGACGGAAGCAGACTACCACACGACCACCGCTGCCGCGATCTTCAATAAGCCGTACGACCAGGTTACGGGCAACGACCGCTTCAACTCGAAGTTCGTAACGTTCGGGATCGCCTACGGTCGACAGGCGTACTCTCTTGCACAGGGTGAGTTGAAGCCCATTACGGGTGGTGACGAGCGAGAGGCGCAGAAGTACATCGACCGACTGTGGGGACTCTACCCCAAGTGGAAGGAAGCGTATGACCGTTGGCAGTGGGAGGCTGTCAACAAGGGTGTCCTCACAACGCCGATGGGTCGGAAACGTCGCTGGCTGCTCATCACGAAGCAGAACCTGAACTCGATCAAGAACCAGGCGGTCAACTTCCCACCTGCGTCGTTGGCGAGTGACATCAACCTGTCAGCGATGATCCGGTTGCAGCGCATCCTTCCGAAGATGGGATTGGGCAGACCACTGTTCCCTGTGCACGACTCTCTCGTCTCGGAGGTGTTGGAGGCTCGACTGCAGGAAGCGATCGAGATCATCACGCGGGAGATGACCACGCCTCCATTCGAGACCAACATCAAGTTCCAGGTGGATGTCGAGATCGGTCGGAACCTGGGGGAGGTCATGCCGTACAAGAAGTGGCTCGAACTTCACCCCTAGAGATTTTCGCATTTCCCCACTGGGTTCGGGGAATGCATCATATACTAGATCTGATGGCCAATTCCTACGTAGGGAGCAAGCGATGACCGATGAGCAGGAACAGCAGATGGACGCGACTCAGGACCCCGAAGGTCAGGAGGGTCAGACCGAAGGTCAGAACTCCCACCGGTTCACCGTGACCATCGAGGTCGACGTCAACCGGAACGCTTCGCCGGACCAGATCGAGAGCTGGGCGAAGCAGATGGTCTCGCAGTCGAACACCGAGGGCCAGATCCGCGAGGTTCGCAGGGTTGAGGTTCGTCAGGGCTAATCTCCCGACGGGGAGGGTCGGACTCGAAAGAGTCCGGCCCTCTTTGCATGTTTGACCACCCCGCCCTTATCAACGTAGTGTGTAGTATCATATACTTATAGTATCAGACAACACAGTCAGGAGAGTCCAATGTCGGTTTACGAAACGCAGGAGTTCGAAGAGGTCTTCGAGGCCGTGGGGCACACCTACATGATGATGGAGGTCACCGAAGGGACCGAGCGGAAGGAGTGGAAGAAGAAGTGGCAGAAGGCGAACGCTCGCATGCGGGAGCTGGAGACGAACGGGTAGCCAGTTGAGTGGCGGGTTCCGAAAGGAGCCCGCCCTCTTTTGTGTTCTGGTGTCGCAACATATACTATAACTAACAGCCAACCAACGCGGAGGTCAACAATGTCCAAACTCATTCCAGTCAGTCGCGAACACCGCATGGAACCGCTCGCCGACGTCCGTACGGAGAAGCAGAAGGAAGCCTTCCTCTCGATCATGGAGTGGGACGGATTCGAATTCTTCTGCAACAACCCCTTCACGGAGGAGGTGAAGAGCTACCGTGGTGAGTTCAACGCACTGTTCTTCAAGGACGGACACTGCTGCGTCGCGGTGATCAATGGCCGGGGACAGATCACAACCTTCGTCTACCCGTACGGGGAGGACATGATCGTTAGCGAACGGATGAACGGTACCACGCCGAAGTACCACGTGGCCCACTCGGAAGTGGGTGTGCCGTTCCCCGCAAAGAGCTACGAAGTGGACGAACTGCCTTCCCTGTAGCGAATTGGGTCCGTACGCCGGTGGGTACGGGCCCTTTAACGTGTTTACGGTGTGAGATTTATGTAGCTGCAAAACGATCACGACGTATACGACGAATTACGACGTTCTATTTGCACTGGTAAACGGTTCGTACATTTGCTCTACGCACAGGGTAGCCAAATCAAGTTTACTGCACGGCAATCTGCGGTTCCCGCTGCACCAGTCGCAGCAATCATCACCTGTGCGAAGTACGTCACCCCAGGATTCAACCCCTCGACAGGGACCATCCGGCATCCAAACTGTGCGCTGCTGTCAGTAACAGGTGGACCACTGAACGCTTGGTTCGGGAACACGTGCCGTGCACCGTTACGAGTGCCAACTCGCACTTCGAACGAAAGCAGCAATCGGTCGGTTCCACTGCTGTCGTTGATTCCAGCACTGATCGTCATCATCCCACGACCGCTGGTTGGACCCGTAAAGTGGAACCCACGTGGTGGAACGTATGGTTGCCAATCGGAGAACGCGACGTCGAGCATGTCGGTGCTCGTACCAGCAATCGCGTAGTCCATTTCGTCTAGCGGTCGTACCGGTTCACCAGCACGCAGACCCTGTGCACGATGCGACATTACCCTACTCCAATCACGTACAGGTCACGCGTCGAGATGTCGAGCGTTGCCGTCGTTGGCGACATCATTGCGCGACACCAGTACGTTCGTCCTGGTTCCAGTGCTTCCGTTGCAGGGGCTCCAAGGAACCCAATTCGACTCCCGTATTGGTAGGGGTTGTTCGCAGTTGACGTTTTCGGAGCGTTCGACCACGCGTACGGCTGGATATGCGACAGCTGTCGTGGATCGACGATCAGTCGACCGTGCTTGCTGTCTTCCCGCAGTTCGATGTGCATCTCCAGTCTACCGGTACCGGTGTTGTCCCGGATCCCTCCACCGACGACGACAAGCGCTCGTCCGGAGCTAGGTGCGGTGAACGTAACGATCGCTTCCGGATCACCAGGATTCGGGTTCGTGAGGCGGGTACCCGTAATGTTCGAGATCCCACCTTCGATACGAGTGAATGGTGGCGGAGGCGTATCCACGGACTTCATCTTCCCTGGCGAATACAGCTTCCCAAACGGCAGTGGAACCACGATTAGGTTGCGAAAGCCGATGACTCCCGTAGTGCCGCCATCCACACGATGCACAACACGTGTGAAATAGGAGTGTCCCGGCTTCAACGACGTTCCCAAGATGCCACCTGCGGCGGAGGACGCTTCTGTTGCAAGCGAAGCGTTGCACCCCAGCTGCGCAGTGCTGGAAGACGTGCCGCAGTTCGTCCACGCATGCTGATCAACGGCACTACGAATCACCGTTCCGGATGCGTTCGTACCTTCGTACGTTTCTGGACACAAGAAGATCGAGTTGTTCGACCCCGTAACGCTAAGGTCACCGCCTACAATGATGAGAGCTTGTCCGCACGGAGGAGCTGTCCACGTAACAGAAACCTCCGGTGTCCCGTTGATGTACGACGTGCTTGAAACACCCGTAATCGAAGTTGCATCCGAGTCGTATTGAGAGATCATCCATTCGGGGTAGTACAACTTCTGTGCGCTCGATACCATCCCCGCAAGGGGTTGTCGTCTAATCGTCAAAGTGACCTCCGGTCAAGAATCGTGTCGATGGGTGAAGCAACTTGATCTCCTCCCCTGCGGGTACGGTTACGTTGACCCCGTTCAATGTGGCCTGTTGCACAGTGAAGCGTTGAGGCGCACCGATGTTGATCGTGAGTGCATGTTTCGTAGATTCGTCGTGACTCTCGTTCTGGCTGAAGTCGATCTCCCCAGTAGCACCAGGAGCGACGATCGTTCGACTCCGCAGGTTACCGGAGATCCAGTCCGTAACTTCGATCGTCCCTTGGTTCGTAAACCCTGCAACCGAATCCCAAGTGATTGGCGATACGAATGGGTCGATGAAGGCTGCGCGCAATTCAATGCCTGGCAACGTCGGGCTCGTGGATGGAGTCGCCACGTAGACGTTCGTCCCCGTCGGCAGTCCGTTCGATCCCGCAACCTCAAGCTGGAACTCGCTGATGTCCTTAATCGCAACGACCCATGCAAGGCCTCGAGAAGATGCCTGGTTGAACGTATACGATGCAGGTTCGGAAGCTCCCGCAACCTTCCACCACACTCGCATCGGGTCGTCGTTGTTTGGTCCATCGTCAGAGAACAGCATCTCCCACGTGGCACCACCAGTGGGCGTAGTCATCGTTGAAGTCGTAGCACCACTCGACGCTTGGATTCCGATGAGCAGGTCTCCCTGCACCGTTCCCGAGGGCTTGTTCACCGTAAACGTGGTGACCAAGTTCCCAGTTCCACTGGCGATCGCGCGAATGGATGGCGTAGTCACATCCGTTACTTCGAGGTGAGCGCCGAACGTCTGAATCTGCAGCGGTTCCCCTGCAACGATCTCCGCTCCTGCATCCAGAGTCCACACATTGCCCTGCGCGTCAGTGAAGGAAGTTGTGCCGGGTGTTTGTTCGTAGAACTTCGGGTTGGCAACCGCCGTTCCGTTGATGTCATCCATCAGCATGACTTCGTGGAAGATCGAATCCGGGAATGCAACATCGAAGAACGTACCACCGACAACAAGATCCTCCGTGGAGTTGAAGAACGACGTCGTACCCGCAACGGTGAAAGATGCAACGCTGTTCCACGTACCAGTGATCGAATCGGACTCGTAAAAGGTGACGACCCTGCTGCCTGCTCCGTTGTCGGAGTCCATCGTGATGCGACCGATCAGCCGACCGGTATCCGGATCCGCATCTGGAGTGACTCCAGAGTCTTGAACGAGTTCTGTGGACCCGTTTGTGGACCACGCGAGACGCAACTGCGCGGGGGAGATCCAAGTGCCGATACCCCACGACTTCCCTGTACCGGGGTTATCCTGGCCCTGACCAATGATGGACCAGAGCGTTCCGGGATTCGCCCACGCGAAGCCAGTGACGTCAAAGCGAACGTCCAGGTTCGTGATTGCGAATGCAGGCTTGTCCGGAGTTGACGCCCTTCCCCAAGTCGAACCTGCGAAGAAGGTTCGCATGCCCCCCTGAGGTGCAATGTGGTCCGGTTCGTCAATCCACCAAGGTCCCTGATACGTAGCCACTAGCAGTTCGGTGTCCGTACCCGCAACGAACGAGTCCAGTACTCGAGAGTCACTCGTGTCGTATCGGCCGAAGGTGCCATGGCCCATCACACCCGCTTGGTATTGTGCACCTGGCTGCGTGTCCCAAGCAATGTGCCATTGCATCTGGTTGATCAACTCCGTGTGACCAAAGATGAGGAAGTCGTACGGTCCGGGAGGAAGGAAGGTTGGAGTGTTGATGACCGTTCCGCGGTCACCTTGCTCCACGTTAACGATGGTGGAGATCAACTCCGGGTCATCCTGGAACACGTCTCGCTCAAGCCACGCGGCAGCCATCTCGACACGGGACTCTTCCGTCGTACGGATGTGCAGGATCCAGCCGGCAATCGATTCAAGCTGTCCCGAGCCCTGCGCAGTGGTTGCGATTGTGCCTCGGTCGTACGTTCCAACACCATTCGGTGGACTCTGGATGGAGCCTCGACCGTGATCCCGAATGACTCTTGAGGACCCCGCATTCGGAGAAGATGCCGTCACATCGTTGTGCAACGTTTGGTCATCCGTTGTTGGCGTGAACGGTTGCTGGAGGTGCGTTGCGGTGTAGTCCAACTCAAACTGTGCGTCTTGGCACGACAGACTATCGACCGTTCGGTAGCACAGTCCCAATTCCGTTGTGGTTTCGCACAGTAGACCTCTGTCCGTTGCCTCAATCGGCAACAGCGAGTTCATGAAGTCGCCTGACAGTTGTGGACCCATGTGCTGTGTGGTGAAGAGGTCACCCTTAGTCCGAGTTGGAACACCAAACACCTGAGCCAACCGTTGGAAGCGATCCCCCGCCTTTTCCCCTTCATAACCGAACGCGGCGCGATGGAGGGGCAGCGGATAGGGCTTATCGTAGACGACCAGATGCGCGACCGTGAAACCGTTAAGTGCAGTCCGTGGGATGATCGTGACTCGGGTAGCGAACGCTTGCAGGTCCTCAAGATCGGTATTCGCGTCTACCCGCTCACCGTTGAAGTAGATGTGCGTGTCCGCGCTACCTGCAGCCTCCGCGTTGACACCAAAGCGCAGTTGGAACGACTCTTGGAAGTACACAGTGGTGCTTGCACGTTGGGTTACGGATCCTGAGTTCTCCGTTGGCCACGAGTCCATATCTAGGAGCAGGTCACCGTTGGCATCGGTGGAGATGCTTAGTTCGAAGGTGTCATCCTGAGAGGTGACCACCTGAATGTCCATCACCGCAGTGCTAATGGCGACGTTCTCTGGAATCTTGATCGCCAGCTCGACGTTCCACCCAATCGCGAATGCGTCACCAACGGATGATCCGGGTTCGGCAACGATCCTGCTGGTGGTCAACGGCATCCCAACACCTCGAGACGCACCTGGAACAGGAGGTTGTGCACCCGCATCGCACAGTTGCAGCTTTGCTCCTGCACCATTCGGCAAGGAAGAAGGAGCAACGAGTGTCCCAACCGAATCCTCGAGCGTCCAATATCCCGTAACGTGTCGCTGACGAAGGATCGCCTGTTCGAGCGGACTCCGAGCAGTCTTCTCACCCTGGTTCATGCGTCGCAAGATACCCGATGCCTGAATCGGAGCCCAGACGTCTTCGCCAGTCTTGTCCCAACGGTTCGGCCAGTCCGCAACCTCACCAACCCCGCGGATGCTCTTGTCCTCGATGCCGGCGATGGAGACAACGAAGGACTGGATCGGGTTTGAGAATGCACCCACGAGTTCGACGTTGTTGTTCGTGTCTCGACTCACGGCGTAGAAGGTCTGCTCAGGTACCGTGTCCGGAGTCGCGATCTGCCTTGATGCGAGGATGCCACCTTCAAACGACGTCCCAACACCCTGTTCGAACCCGTCGTAGATCGCGAGCGGTTCGTAGTTGTTTGGGGCCCAGATGCAGTTCTTCGACACGCGGTCGTTTGCGAACGGTACACCGTCACCGGAAATGTACCGCAACTCGAGGGAGTTTCGACCCTGCGGTGTGACCGCGATCGTCGAGATCGTATCACCTTGGTTGTCAGCGAAGGCCGCGAAGTTGTAGACGTCTCTCACAACAAGCGGAGTCGAATCGGGATCCCAGTTCTGGATCGCAACAACTGTGCGCACACAGTCCGTACCATCGAGCAACGTACTGTTCGTGTTGCCTTCGGAAATCCTCCACCATACCGCCGCCGTTGTTGAGGAGTCGAGAACACTGCGTGCAAGGTAGTTCAACGACGTAAGTGGACGCCAACCAGTATCCGCAGGGTCGTTGTTGTTGAGGTCTCCCTGCACGAACAGGAGCATCAAATCGCCGACTTCGTTCTCCGGCCACCAAACGCGGTCGTCATCACCACTGTCCTGGTAACGGGTTCGTACACCTCTCACCGTTGGAGGAGTCGGCGCAGTAAAGTACGTCTCCTCCGTATCATCAACCCGAACACGTAGTTGGGTGTTGACAGGCAGCTTCCGGTAGAACGGAGACGAGGGGTTGTCGTTCGTGTAGGTGCCAATGCGGTTGTTGACCGCAAGGTCGATTGCACTTGTTCGTGGACGGTCTTGGAGCTCGTTCTTGCGACCTCGGGTGATGACGATTTGGCCCTCGGATGCACCCAACCCTCGGACGTCTGTCGTAACGTCGTTCCACCCAAGGACGTTTGTCGTCACCGGATTCAGTGCGAGCGCGTGAATGACCGCAGCATCGTATTCTGTGCCAAAAGGCACAACACCCCGTTGCGCGATTCGCGCATCATTCGTGACGGTCCAGTTGAATGCACCAATGGAGTCTGCAATCGTTGTCGTTCCAGGAGTAACGCCCTCGAACGTCACCTCGGAGATCTCGGTCTCCGTTGCGCTAGACAACGAGCCACCCAAGTCCGTGACCTTAACCGCGTGCACAACTACCGAACCGATGTTCGTGAACCCGGACACGGCACTTCCAATACGGATTGGAGCCGTGCCATTGAAGATGGACGTGTTGCCCGCGGGGTTGAGGTTGTCGATCTGGTCGTAGGTGCCCTGGAACCGTTGACCAGCGGAGAAGTTGATGTGCTTGTTCGCACCACTGATGGGCAGGAAGCGAAGTTGGACGGTGACTCGACCGTTCGTGTCCGTGAACTGGCCAATGGTGTTCGTTGACGCTTGCGACGAAACAGCTGTCCCGTTCGTCGACCAGTACAGAGTGAGCGTGTCATCCGCATTCAGAACAAGTGCCCAGGACGCGTTGCTGCCTGTCGGATCCCACTTGCTGATGAGTGGAACCTGCGTCTTGTTGACGAGCCTAGTGAAGTCGATTTCCAATTGGAAGCCAGTGGTCATGTCGAAGACTGCTGCATCCGGAGTACCCGCGTAGTCGTTGCGAGAGTCCGGAATGAGCAAGCCCTGAGATCGCACAGTTGATGCGTCCCTGTTCGAGTCGTACGCTCCCGCGGAGAGAACCGTTCCAACACCGCCGTTGGTCGTTCCTCGAATGCCCGCGTACTTGTACAGACTCCGTCTCGGTTCGAGGGTGATGCTTTCCCACTCCAGTGGAACAACGTCACCAGTACCGACAGCGTTGAAGCCTGCTGGGAAGTATGCCAACCAGTTGCCGGTAGGTACCGTGATCTCCGGCACCGGGAGCAGTGAGAGGTAAACTCCAGTACCTTCATCCGGGAAGGTGCTCGCAGCGTGATTCTGTACCGGAGTCGTTGGGTCCAGGTTCCGATACGCGAGAATGCGTCCACCTGTGACCGTTGTGGAGTTGTGTGTCCAACGGTAGGCAGCGGACTCGCTTGCGGTAACGGTCTTCCACCACAAGGAGGAGGAGAGAGTACCGTTGGTCGTCTCAACGATCTTCGTCCAACCAGTAGGTCCGGAATGTGCGATGGACGAGTTGCGCGTGAGGATGTGTGCAACCAACGTGTCGCCAACCTGTGTGCCAGTTGGCCGTGTGACGATCGTGTCACCGTTGACCGCGAAGGATCCGTCCGCAGTACCAAATCCACCACTGTTGGGGTGTCCGGATGACGACTCTCCAACGAACTCGATGTTTGCCAAAGCGGTTGTTGCACCCTCGGAGAGAATCTCAACCTTCGGCGTTGGTGGGAATACCATCTACACGAACGACCTTCCAATAGTGTCCTGCACATCTCCACCTTCGGTTCGGATTCGGAACGACAGCACCTGCAGGATCGCATCCGTAAGTGTGCGCTCCATGCCCGGACGAGGCATGATGATGAGTTCGATCCTCTCCCTACCCTGCATGTTGCCACCCGGCTCACGGCCAAGTGCTCTTCTCGATGCACCCGCGGGCATCACGTTCGAGCCAAATGGGAGTCGGACAATCTCCGGTCCCTCTTCGCCCACGACCGTAAACGCACCTCGTGGACCACCTTCCGCAGCATGTCCGAGAGCACCAAGACCGCCAACGTTACCACCGTGAGCCTGCTGAGGCAGGATGCCACTTGATGGCACATTCCACTGACCGACGGTCTCCAGCTTCAACGTGGCTTTGTACGTGCCTTCGAAGTCCTCACCCGCAGCAGCAGCATCTCGGAAGGCGTCTTCGACGTCATCGATCTGGTCTTCCGTCATCCCAGCTGCTTTGAGGACGTCTCGCATCGCTGGGTCCAAAGACCCATCAAAGGTCGAACTCAGCCTTCCAGAGGCATCTCGGAGGTCGAGAGCAGCCTCTGCCAGATCGACAGACGCAGCCTGTGCCTCTTCGGAGTCTGCTCCGTACTCCTCAATCGCCTCGTTCGACTTGCGTTGAGCTTCTTCGAATCGCTCCTGAGCCTGGATGACCGCAAAGATCGGATCCACTTGTGCACGGAGCAGGTCAATCTGCGCTTGCCGTGCTGCGGTCTCCTCTTCGATCGCGGCGATTGCTTCTTTCGTCGCATCCGTCTGTGCACCCGTTGCATCGGTAACCTGACCGATCGCATCCTGTTCGATGCCAAGTTGCTCGGAGATGCCGTTGATGATCTCGATCAGGTTGCCACCAGAGTACGCGGCAATGACCTGTTCCTGCTCGAGAGCAGAAAGCTGATCGAACCCTTCACCGTAAGCTGCAGCTGCCGCCTCCGCACTGCCACCTTGCTCGTCGAGCGCCTTATTGACTGCAGCCATCGCCGCAGCGTTTCCAAGCGCCGCCTCGGTGACGGTCTCCAGACTAAGTCCAAGGTCCAGAGCGTTATCGAGAGCGCCCTCTTGCTGGAGCTTGTTCGCAACCCACTCGCGCGTGTTGTCTGTAACTGCACCCGTAACCTGGTCCAGCGACTCTCGAAGACCTTCGGTCTCGAGCTTCGCATCTTCCGTCCGGTGAGTGAAGATCTCCATGACTGCGACGCCGGCGGCGATCGCAATACCCCAAGGTCCAGTCATGAAGCCCGCAAGCGACGAAAGGATCGCTTTCTTGCCACCCGCAGCGGACGTGAAGCCTTGTATCGCGGTCGTAAGTGCAATCACCTTCGGCGCAGCAATCAACGCGCCTGCACCGAGAATCGTGACGATCGAAATGACCTCTTGCACAGGGCCGGGTAGAGCTAGGAACCCTTCGAGGACCTTTGTGGCACCTTGTGCAAGAAGTGTCAGTGCGGGTAGGAAAGCTTCACCCAAAGCCGCTTGGGCTTCCTGGAACGTTGCAGTCGCGATTCTCTGTGCGTTCGCTGCTTGGTCGGAGGTCGCAGCGAAGTCGCCCTGTACCTGTGCAGTCTGTTCCATGACGATGGCGAGCCGGGCAGCCATCAGTTCCTGGTTCGTGAGTTCGTCTGCAGACGCCTTGCTTGCCATCGCCAGCGCACGAGACTCAACCGCTGCCGCATTGACCGAAACGCCGAAGCGTTCGATAGGGTCAGACTCTCCACGGAGGGCAGCTTGAATTGCGTCCAACGCCTCGCTGACTTCAACGTTGAACACCGAGGCCATGTCCGCAGCACGCTTGGTCAACGTGATGGACTGGTCTGCGACCTCGTCCATCGAGAACCCAACGTTCTTCAACATCGCTGCGATCGGCATCACTTGGCTGTTGAACGACTGTCGAGAGATACCGAAAGAGCGAGCGTTCTGCTCGCCCCACTCGTGGATCTTCTCCGCACTGTCACCGAACGTAACGTTAACAGCGTTGATCGACTCCCCAAGATTTTTCGCTTGGGTGATCGTGCCAGAGATAAACTGCCTTGCAGCATTTCCGATCTCCTCAACGAAGTCCGCGGCGACAAAACCTGCTGCGGCCTCGCCAACACCCTTGAAGGAATCCCCAAGACCATCAACATCCTTCGACGACTTTTTCGCACTATCGCCGATCTTGTCTGTCTCGTCCTTAACCTTCTTCAGGTTCTCCTTCGCTGATGCTGCTGCGGCTCCGGTGTTGTCCTTACCGGAGATCACAACTTCAACCTCTGAGGCCATCTGCTACCCTCCTCTCGATCTCCAGGTAACGCATCAGAGTTGCGTCCTCCGCCATCAACTGACTAGGCAAGCAGTGGAACCTATCGCACAGTGACAGGATCCATCTCGCCCGTTCGACTTCGTGAGGTTCGGCTACGACACTTCCATCGGGAGATTCGTCTCGGAGAAACTCAACCCAGCGGTCGAGTTCTGAGCCAAAGGGGTGCCATCAAATGGCTCCGCCTCCTCACTGGTGCGAACACCGTAGTGGTTCATCCAGGTCACGAGGACCTCCTTGACGAACCATGGCTCCTGAGACAGCATCCCATCGAACGTTGGAGGGACTGGCGAACCGTCAACGTCCTCCAAGTTCCACGAGATGAGCAACTCAGTGAACGTCTTCACGTTCTTGACGAAGGTCGCGGTCTGTTCTGGCGTTGCGACCATCGACTCGATCTTTTGCGGAAGTGCCGCAGCCTCGAGAACGTTGAGGTACGCACCAACAGACGTGGTCTTCACCTCTGCTACGAGACCCTCGAGATCACCCTTGAAGGTGAGCGTCGCGGTCTTGCGCGGTGGACGATAACCCATCTACATCACGTCCACGTCGGAACGGTGCCGTCAGAGAGAACACCCGGAGAGGTCCACGTGAGCGAACCGTCCGCATTACGCGTGAGTGCGTAGTCCGTGTACAGTGCTTCGACAGCAAGCGTCTGTCCAGAGACCGTGATCGTAGTCGTCCGAGCAGTGCCCGCAGATGCGACAGTCGAGAACACATCGTGAGATGCGTTTGCGGATGGGTTGAACACCCCGTTGTTGGTGATCGAGAAGTCCGCCAGCAGGAGCAGTCGTTCCATGGCAGATTTGTCGATGCCCGTAACGTCCTGAACAGCTCTCGGAGTTGCGAAGTTGAAGTTGGTGACGTCGTTCCGGATGTCACGCGGCGTACCACCCGCATCGTCAATGCTGAGTGTGGTCCAACCAAGACCGGTTTCCTTAGCCATTACTACCCCCTTGAGAGATTGTCATTGAGCCGACCCTGGTGAGTCGAGAAGTCGTCGACCCAGTCAGCAGCACGCTTGTGCAGAAGCCTCTGACCGAATCGCTGGCGGTAGTCTCCACCCTGAACGATGAACAGTTCAGGCTTGTCGAGACGTTCTTGGTGTTCGCGGAAGCACTGCTGGCCCGTCGAAAAGCGGAACTCCGTCAAGCCCTCACGGTTACGTTCCTCCTTGAAAGACCGTCCACTGTGCTTGCGGATGTAGTACGCTTGCTTCTGGCCCTGTTGCGTACGCTCATCGATGGAGGTAGTCCACCCCTTAACGAATGCTTCGCAGTTCGTCTCGGCGCACGGCACTTTCTTCCAGTGGGTCTCCTTCGGGACAACGATCGAGTACGTCTTGAACGCCTGCGGCGGAAGCTTGGGAGTGATTGTTGTGATCGGACGCATTAGAACACCACCGATGTGAGGTTGCGAGTGAAGAGGACAATGAACTGTGCATTCGAGAAGGTGCCGGTGGTTGTCACTCGAACGAAGTCCTCAATGGTTTGCGTTCGACTCGTCTGGATGCGCTGTGATGCAGGAGCTGCTGACACAACGGTGAAAGCACCACCAGGGATTGCAGCGTACGCATCTCCCGCGCCATCATCCGTTGAATGCTCCAGCGTGATCGTGATGCTGGTTCCCGTGAATGCAGTCACGTGCACAAAGGCCTGTGCACCGAACAGCGTCGAAGACCCGAAGTCGATCCCGGTAGTCGAACCGGCGCTTGTCTGAGTGATGATCCCGTTCGTGAGCTGGATTCCCCAATCGACACCAAACGAGTTCGATTCGACGGTCGTCGCGAGGGTCAGAGAACCATCCGCGTTACGAGTGGGATCGTAGTTCAACTGCTTCGCAATCGTTGACGCAGCTGGACGGCCCGACCCTACACCTCGCAGGTAGGTTGCAATGCGGTCTGTTCGCGGCAACGTTGAGATCTCCGGGTGCAGACCCGTAGGGTTGAACCAACCCTGAAAGTCGATGCCACCATCCTTGTGGATGTACCGTCTCTCGAATGCGGACTTGTTGATTCCGGTCACATCCGTGGTTGCGCGTGCTGCGTTGATGCGTCCGAGACTCCCGACGTCCCCTGAGAGGTCAACTCCGTCAACGAGTAGGCCATCACCAAGACCTGTTTCCTTAGCCACTAAGCACCTCCCTGAGTCCAAACGTCGTTAAGGATGATCGGAACCTTGATGTCGCAAATGCGGTACACGGATGCCTCTCCGATCTGAAGGTATCCGGTATCCATCCGAAGGGGTTCACCCTCCATGCCAAGCAGGTCCACGTTTCGCACAGTGATGCTGCCGACCGTCAAACCATCGAAGTCGAAGTCGTCATGGAACTTCGCCATCAGGTCACCCGCGGCAGCAAGGATTGGCGGATCGATGTCGTCACGTGGTTCGGAGATCAGACTGCCATAGATGCGCAGGTTCTCAACGATGAGTGCACTCGAGATCCGCAACCCGGAACTCTGTACCGGACGAAGCATCAACGGCCACACTGAAGCAGTCAACCCATTCCCCGGCTCCGGATTCACTTCGTGGTTGTTCACGCGCTCGAAGTGACCCAGCCCAGCCATGTACGAAACGATGCCGTCGTTGAGTTGGTTGAGCCACTCCGCGGAATTCACCATCAGTTCATCCTCCTAAGGAAGTCTGGCATGTTCCTCTTGAGGACTGTCGTTGCCATCCGGTTGGTGTGGATACCCGCATCCGAGAAGACGTGGTACCCCTTGAAGTTCGTTCGGCGGTTGCGTTCGCTGGTACCCTCGAGCCATGGACCGTAGACCACGTTGTTGTCGTGAACCACCACACCGTCTGCACGAGTGTCGTCTCGGACTTGCGACTTATAGAAGCCCGTGGGGTTAACCAAGACGGCATCGAGGCGACTCTTGATGAACGCAACCGCAATGGAGCCCAGTTCCTCTTCCGACGTGTCGAGGTAGTTGTTGACCTCTCGCTGCATCCTGCCTGGCTGGAAGAGAGGTCCCCTGTAGTCGACAGCGATGTTAATCTCAACCATCAGACACCTCGGATCCTTGCCTTGCGGCCATAGCTGTCGTAAGCCATGTCCCATGCGTCGGCAAGCGCGATGCCCTTTGCACCCTGCTTCTGGACCCGTGCACCTGTCTGACGACTGTACCCACCAACCTCTTGAAGCACAGTGTCAAGAGCCTGTGCGACACAAACGGTTCTGATCCCTGCAGGCACCTTCCACCGGAAGACGTCATCCGTCTCGTTGTGAGATGCGGCAGTCGTGCCTGCAGCTCCGCGTTCGACGGTTGCAATCCAGTACGCGTAGATGTCTGTGTTCAACGCATGTTCAGCGAGCACCGATCCGCTCCACGCGCGCTTCACAATCAGGTTGTTACCCGCAACGTCAACGACGAGCATCCGTTCAGCATCAATCAGGATCACCTCGTCGACAGTAAACTTCGTCCCATCGCTCACTTGCACAGTGACGTTGTTCATGTTCGCGGTAAGAGCAACGCCAATGGCCTGAGTGGTGTCCTTCAACTGCTTGCCGGTCACGTTCAGCCGCTCAGTGCCGATACGAAGCAGGTGTCCAACCTCGATCGTCCCACGAGTCACATGAAGTGCGGTATCGGTGCTGTTGATGAACTGTGCTACATCCCCCATTGGGACTTCTTCATTCGTGAACCCGTACAGGCCTTCGATCTCGATCGAGTTCTGAGACGTGTCCCCTGCACCAAAGGCAGCAGGTCCTCCGGTGTTGAGTTCGATGCGGTTGTACGGAGGTCCATCGTTTGGGTAGAGGATGTAGTCCGAAGACGCGATCACCTCATCCGCACTCCGGACCTCCGTAACAGAGATGAGCTCGTTCTGATCGAGCCACAGTCTCCAACCGCGTGCATACTGGAAGTTGGGCCAGTCGAACGCTACGGTTGCAACCCTCGGGTAGAACACCCGATGCAACTTCCGCTCGACATCCGCTGTCGCACCTGCAACAGCACGGTCGATCTGCGCATCGTTCCGAGCGGACTCCTTGCTATCGAAAGCACGCTTCACATCCTCCCGAGTGCAATACCAGATCGACGACATCTTGCCTACTTTCCAGTGTGTACTTTATGTAGCCGGACCTACGATCCTTCCGTATATCCGAAATTAGCCGGTTGGTTTTTCGGTAGCTCTTCCTGAACTACCGAATCACCTTAGTCCGGCAGTCGCTGGAACACGACCTTGTTGAGGCGCGGGTCGGCCTGACGAATGGTCTGAGGACCCGGAGCGGAAGCGCGAGTGCCCTGGCGGCCACCTGCGGACACCTTGGAGACGAACTTGTTCTCCGTCGGCATGTCTTCCTCTTCGTCTTCCTCTTCGTCCGGAGGGAAGCCCTCCTTCTTTTCGTCAGCCACTTTTCGTCGCCTTCTTCGCTGGTGCTGCCTTCTTGACAGCGGGCTTGTCCTCTGCCGGAGGCTCGGACTTGGTGTCACCGGATTTCGGACCCTTGGTCTCTGGGCCATTGCCATCCGTCGAACCTGCAGAAGAGCTCTCCCGCTGGTCCTGTCCGGAGCGGCTCTCCGTCGTTGGGGCAGGCGACTGGGGGCGCACTTTGGCGCTGTCGTCGTTCGTCTGCTCCTTCTTGGAGGATGCTTCGGAGTTGCTCCCAGCTGATGGCTGCTCACCACCCTCCGTCGACTCGTCGTCCTCTTCCGGTCGTTCCGGTGGAACAGTCGCTCCACCGAGACGTGAGATCTTTGGCATTTCGTTTCCCTCCTCTCGCACTAGGTGACGTTTCTTGCCTGTGTGCCGACAGACGTCTGGAGACTGGACCAAGCACGCTGCTGACCCACACCTGTCACACGTCTGAAGGTCCATTAGGCACTCGTCACTGCAGCTGCGTCGTCGAGAGGCACGTACAGCAGTTCCCAGCTGATCGCGCCCGTACCTGGGTCGTGGTCCGACACTAGCTGAGTGATCGTGCCCGCTCGAAGCACGAATCCGCCACCGGAGAGCAGGTTGACCTTGCTCACCGAAGTGGTTGCGGCGTCAGTGATCGTGCTGCTCGAGACGCTGATCATCGTTCCGGCAGCGAGGTTGGTCGCGGCGGTTGCTGCACAGAGGTTCGCCGCAGAGCCACCCGAAGGAGTGGTCTGGAGAAGCACAGTGAGTGATGCCGTGTTCGCGATTGCCGAAGTGACACTGCCTACGATCCCTCGGACGAGAACTCGCCCTCCGGTGATGGTGAACAGCGACTGACTTGCGTTCTGGACGAGAGTCGTTGCGGACTTCGAGACCTGCGTCCCGAGAGTCAGCTCCAGGCCCACAGGCCGGAACGCTGCGGAGTTGAGCATGACGGTCATGTCGGTACTCCTGTCAGCCGGTCAGGACGGGAAGCAGTGCAGGATCCCGCTGGACGTTGAGGTCGTGAACGATCGCGACCACGAGGCCCGCGGCAGTCGAGTTGCACTGCACGTGAGTGAAGTCGTCCGAGAGCGACTTCGCGTCGACGTAGATGGCAGCGTTCGCAGCGATGACTGCAGCAGCTGCAGGAGTGCTGTCCGAAGCCTCGACCCACTGGGTTGCCCCAACGGCGCCGGAGTTCGTGTACCAGTGCTCCCACGCGAGGAGGTCCTGGACACCAGTTCCAGTACCACTCTGTGCTTCGCGGATCGTGTAGGTGTCGGCCCCCACGCAGATGAACGTGACACCTGCTGCATTCCGGAGGTCGATTTCAACGGCGTCCGCAGTCGGGACAACGTTGAAGATGCGGCCAAGTCCTTCCATGGTTCTTCCTCCTGGTTACGCGCGCTCGGCGATCTTGACGAACGGCGACAGAGTCGCGCCACCGTTCTTGGGAGTGATGGCGCTCTGCAGCCAGGGCAGACCGTCGACTCGCTCGATGATCCGGAACGCCGTCTGGTCGTTCTGGAACTTGAAGTGCGGCGAGCTCATCGCGGACATGACCTGGCGGTCACCGATCAGGTAGAACCCGAGGTCCACGAAGTTGATGTCACCCGCGTTGCCCAGCGAAGGCACCTTCTCGGAGAAGATGACCGGACGACCCAGGATGGTCATTGGCGGACCTTCGACACCGTTGTTGAGCCAGATGGCCGAACCACCCGTACCAACGTTCAGTGCCATCGTCGCGAGCTCGGGGAAGGTGTCGATCGAAGCGATCCACACTGCCCGACCCAGCGAGGACGGAAGCATCCGGGCGTACATCTTGACGATGTTCTCCCAGACGATCGTGTCCGCAGGCTGGCCGGCTTCCTTGGCGACCTCGATGGCGGAGCTGGCGCGCAGGAAGCCCTTCGGCTCCCCGACACCCGTTCCGTTGATGAAGGCGTCGTCCTCGTAGAAGGCCATCGCCTCTGGGAACACCTGGTCCAGGAAGCCCTGGAACGACAGAAGCGAGTCAGAGATGAGCTCGTTCGGCACTTCGGTGTAGGTGGTCAGCTTCTTCGCGTCGAGAACGACTCGGCTGAACGCGGCCTGCGACTCCTGAAGGGCTGCGCCCTCTTCGGTCCAGTACGCGACGATGCCACCGAAGACGCTCGAGACGTTCGAGGTCGAGTCGATGGCTGGGAACGGAACGCGGAGGGTCTCCATCGGGATCACTCGCGCACGCGAGCGAACGATCGAAGACTCGAGAGCTACCTGCAGGAGCTCGCTTCGCAGGACCTCCGGGATCAGGAAGCCACCCTCCGAAGGCACGGTCGAGCTGAACGCGTTCCGCATGCGAGAGATCTTCGCCTGCATCGACGCATCACGGTTCGTGTTGTGCCAGATGGTCTTGAAGAAGTCGGCGCTGTTCTCGAACTCCTTGTCGAGAGCAGAACCCATCGCCTTCTTGTTGTACAGCGAGTTCTTCTTCTGCTGCAGGGATGCGACAGGATCCGAAGCCTTCAGGTTCAGACGGTTGAGGTCTTCACCGTTCTCCTTCAGGTACTGTGCGAGCACTCGCTGCGTCTCGTCGCGAACCTGAGTCGCGATCTCCTGGTCCTTCTGCAGGACGGTCGAGGCGTAGTTGCGGATGAACTGCCCGAACGCGTCCTTGTTGGAGAACACCTTCTTCATCTTCTCAGAGTCGCCGAGCAGAACTTCCAGCTCTGCTGCGTTCTCTGGCACGTTGATGCGTTCGACATCCTCCGACGTAACGGCACCGGTCACAGGAGCACCTCCTTGTTGTAATTCGTCTCCCTCGCCACCTGGCGGAGGATATCTTTGAAGCCGGACATGTCAATTATATATGACTCGTCCTCCGGAGTTGGCGACGGCTCTGGCTCAGCCACAGCCGGGGCGGAGTTAAACGTCGCCTCGAGGATCGCGTGAATGAAGTCCTTGTCCGCAACTGGATCGACCTCCACTTCTTCCTCGGGCTCCTCGTCGAGCACAGGAGGAGGCTCCACCTCTTCGTCCTCATGCTTGAGCACAGGGACGGCTGGAGCATTCCTTGCCATCTCGTCGAAGATGTCCTTCATGAGATCGTTCGCACCCTCAGGCACGAACTGCCCCAGAGCCTGTGCAAGGGAGTCCTTGATGAGATCCGGATCGAACGCGAACTCCTCTTCCTCCTCGAAGACGTCCTCTTCGCCTTTCGGGACCTGTTCCACCTCCGGCGCAGGATCGCCTTCATCGCTTTCGATGACGACTTCCTCTTCGACGGGAGCGGCCGTGTTTGCGATTCGGTTGAGGATCTTCTCCTTGAGGTCGAAGACGGAGGTGTTCCAGCTGTTCGCTGCTTCCTCCAGTTCAACGGTCTCGTCTGCATCCTCATCCTCATCGATGTCTTCTTCGACTCGGTCAGCAAGTCCAGCGTCGACAGCCTCCTGTGCGAAGAACCAGGACTCCGCAAGCATCAGCGTACGGTAGTCGTCGATCGACTTGTTCCCCTTGCCGGCGTAGATGCCCGCAATGTTGTTCGACTGACGATCCAGGTTGTCCGCAATCTCTCGCAGCTCGCCTGCATTGCCCCAACCGAAGGTCATCGCGTCGTGGATCATCAGCTGCGAGTGCGGCATCATGACTCGAACATCACCCGCCTGCGCGATGAACGACGCTGCACTGGCTGCAATGCCATCGACGTACGTGACGACCTTCGACTTGTGGCGCTTGATCGAGTTGTAGATCGCCAGGCCATCGAAGACGTCACCACCCGGACTGTTGATCCGGATGTTCATTTCCGGAGTGTCGACCTTCTCGATCGCAGCAACGAAGTCGGATGCGGTGACGCCCCAGAAGCCGATCTCATCGTAGATGAAGACCTCCGTCATCGTGTCCGTCTTGTTCTGGATTTTGTACCAGGTCTTGTCTCCTGCTGCTTTCACAGCGTTCCAAAGCTCACGACCGTAGAGCACGGCTACCTCCTCGGAGTCCCTTCTTCATCATCTCAAGCACTGCGTCCGTTGGTTCTGGTGGAGTTGCAGGTTGAGCCGGTTGTGCTGGCTGAGCGGGTTGAGCTGGCTCAGCTGGTGTGGTTGGAGCTTTCGGTGGAGCAGGCGGCTTCGGAAGTCCGACGAACTTCACCTCTGGGAGCTCGTACGCCTCCAACAGCCCTTTGCCATCGTACCCTGCCTTCACGAGGCGCTCTACTGCGAGGGTCTTCGAGTCCCGTTCCTTGGCCTCGTCCTCCACATCCTTCGGGATGACGTTGCAGTAGTCGAACTCCATTGTCTGTGCAGCACGCGGACCGTACATCGGAAGAAGCTGGCTGTTCAGCATCTCCCTCCAACGGTTGACACGAGGTGTCAGAGTCCAGCGGCCGAAGATCAATTCCGCAGCGAGAGCGGTTGCCTTGTTCACATCCTCCACGATACCGATCGTGGCAGGTGACATCCCGTACGCTTCGAGAATCGTCTCTCTGGACACTCGACGCAGTTCAGTGAACTGCATGTCTCGGAGAGAGAACTTCCGCTCGATCCACTTACCTTGCTCCAGAATCGCAACCCGGTGAGCATTCGAGACACCTTGGTGCTGCTCCTGCCAACGAGTTCGGAGCTCGTCAAACTCCGCATCGCTCAGTCGCTTCTCGACTTCAACGATGCCTCCGGGCTCCGCGCCGTTGAGGAAGAAGTTCCGGTTCCACTCGGCAGCGTAACGAGCACTTTCAACGTCAACCGAAGCCGCGGCAACGGGTCCCAACCCTCGGTAGGGATCAAGCGGGTCAGGCATCTTCAGACGTAGGACGTCCTTGACACCCAAAGGCACCTGCTCACCGTCAGGACCATGATAGATGTACCCGGAGACGAAACTCTCCACTCCCGGGATAACTTCCATCCTGTCCGGTCGCACAGGCCACATCTCAAGCGGGATGTCCGCAATCGGATTTCGGAGGAGCACCATCCAACCTTCACCTACAAGATCGACGTGCTGTTGCACAGTCTCAACACCTTCCGTCATGCCGTAGAAGTCATTCCACTTCCGCATGAGGTCGAGTGCCGCGTGACTGGTCACCTCCTTCCGATCTTCCTTCTTCCCACTCGAAGACTTCCGGAACAGCTTCCACTCCGCCTGTGAGACGGAAGTCGAAGTTCGGTTCACGATAGCGAAGAGCGTCCCTACGGAACCCATCATCGCCAACTGACCCGTCTTACTGGTTCCGCTGCGAGAGGCAACCATCAGCCGAGAACGACCGGTGTACGGAATGGGCGTACGGTTGACTAGCTTGCCGACACCTTCCAACAGGCTCCGCACTACGACACCTCCTTTGTCCTATACGTAGCGATGAAGCAGAACACTCCCGCTGCAATGACGCCGATTGCAACACCGAAGAGCATTCCGATACCAAACGCGATCGCACAGAGGCCAAGTACGTCTACGGTTGCTCTCACATACCGTGGGCGAATCCACTTCGACTTGAAGGCACTCCACCATCGACGCATCACATGAACCTCACCTTCGGGCGACCAGCAACGTCCCGGTCAATGACGAGATACCTTCCCGCGTCCAGACCGTGGTCGTCTTCCTTCACAGGCGCCTCTTTGATCTTCTTGCCTCCGCTCGTGTCCCACACGTACCCAGGTACCTCCTGAATCGTGCATGTTGGCTTGTACCGGTCCTGAAGCTCAGGATCGACTTCAACGAGTGCGTCCCGGAAGAAGAAGATGCGGCCTTCCTTGAACCGCGTCTGCATCGCTTGGATGCCATCAAGGACTCGCTTGTCTGCTGCGGTGGTTGGGAAGCCGATGTTCGTCTCGAACGACTGTCTCCCCTCCGCATCGTGGTCACAGAAGATGGTTCGAGGCAGAGGTTCCGTCCACGTACCAACCCATGGTTCACCTCGTCGCTTTGGCTCAAGGTTCTCCATCACATCTTTGGCGATGGTCTCGCAATGCTCCTCCACCGTCCGTCGGGTGCGGTACACCTCTCGGTACATGTAGAGGTTGCCATCGGGATCCTCTGCCCAACGCTGACACACGAAGGGGTTCGTGAACCCGAAGTCGACTGTCCAGAAACGAGTCCACTCATCCGGGATCTTGAAGGAGTCGATGACGTGAGTGTTGTCCTCGAAGTCGTCGTAGATCGCACCCTCCGCTGCAGCCCACTTGCCTTCGAAGAGGCGGGCACGCCGCACACCGGTCAGTCGCTTCAGCTTCCGGAGGTAGATCGCTCCAGCTTTCGTCTCCGTACCGTCATCGTTGAACAGCTGAGGGTTGTCCAAGTGCGTGCTGACGATCATCTGTGCAGTACCCGCTTGCACACGACCCCTTAGCCAGTGGTACGGTGTACCGGGGTTGCAGTCACCAACGATCTGCTGGAAGGGGATGACCCAGTTCCGAAGACGTGTCGTCAACGACTCCCAGTCGTCCTCAACGAGCTCGGTTGCCTCCTGAACGAAGATGAAGTCGTACTCCGTCGACATGATTCTGGTCGACTTGTCCATGCCTCCGAGTGTGACCACGGAACCATTCGCGTATCGGTACTGTGCAGCCTCTTCCGCACTGCCACCGTAGTACCGAACGTCTCCGCTTTCGATGGATTCCTTCGCAACGAACTTCTTCCACGTCACCAACGCGGAGGAGGTCAACGAGGTAGCGGTCTTGCGGACGATCAACCCACGTGCACCTGGATGGATGAGCATCAGTGTGTGCAGCTTCTCCAAGCACGCACGGCTCTTGCCAGTACCCGCAGGGCCAACGACGATGATCTCGTCATCCTGCATCTCGAACATCTGTGCAAGGCCGTTGCGAGGCTTGAAGGTGTGTCGCTTCTGAGTGCTACTCACCATCTTCAATCACCTCCGCGTCGATCACAGCGTTCGATTTCTTGTCACCCTTCGCTGCGATCTGCAGCTTCTCCATGTCCACACCCTCAACGTGGTAGTGCACAGAGTTGTTCTGCACCAACGTCGGAGTGCGCCCAGGAATCTGACCCAACTCGTCAGCGACGTTCTTCAGCACCTGCTGCTTCAGTCGAATCGCCTCCAGCGGCTTGTCAGCAGTCTCAATGCAGTCGTTCAAGTACTCCAGGTCCGCTTGGTACTCTGCCATCCGGCTGGTCTTCTTCGTGATCCACAGCGCTGCGAACTCATCGTTGACCTGCGTCTTCGCATCTTCGATCGCAGCTGCGTGCTGTTCCGCGAAGAGAGCCAAGTCCGTCTTTCGGATCTGGTAGTGCATGCTCAGTCGAGTGTAGTCAACCTCGTCCTGTGCGAGTGCGTAGATGAGGTCCAACCACTTGTGACCGCGAGCTTGGATCGGAAGCTGTGCATCAGAACGATTCTCTGCCGTGTCTGTCACGCTACCTCCCTTGTTGCTTCGGTTATGTTAAGTATATGTGACTCCGTAGAGCATTCAACCGGCTCTACCCCAAAATACGAAGGGATCCTTTCCCGGGCAACATTAGTTCATGCTAGATTATTTATCGGGGCGCAAAAATCAGTCCACCGAACCACTTATGTAAATCTCAGAGATCACATATACTAGATATACAGCCAAACCAAACAGTTCGGAGAGGGATCACGAATGGACAGCCGGTACAGGTTCGAACAGAACAATGACGGAACCGTCACTGCGTACTTCGAAGGAACGTACGTCGGACGGATGGACAAGGTCAAAGTCCCAACGGGGGCGCAGCAGAAGTACTTCTCGTGGGCTTCGGAACAGACGTTCGACACTCCCGAGGCCGCTGCGGCGGACATGATCACCTACCAGACCTCGACCGGTCTGTGGAAGGAGAAGATCGATGCCGAACGTTGATCCGGAGACCCTCAAGCCGGGTGACCGAGTTGGGTTCCAATGCCCCGAGTTCAAGATCGAGATCATCGCGATCGTGAAGAGCGTCGAACCAGCCCTCATCGGATTCGGTGCGCACCTCGAGTTTGAGGATCACCCGCACCCGCACCTGTTCACGGAACCCCTCCTTCGCATCCCCAACTACAACCACAAGGACGCACAGTGAAAGATGACGACCTCGCAGACTTCATCGATCCCATGCTCAAGGGCATCCTGACCGATCTGATCGTGCAAGCGATGGAGGAGGGTCAAGACCCAGTCCGGATGCAGATGACACGACACTCGCGTACGAAGAAGGCAGAAGCCCTCCTGCAGCGAATCGCACCCTCGATCCGAGTCGCAGCCGTTTCGCAAGAAGCGATGCGTTGGTGGAATGCGTGCGACGAAGACGATCCCGACGATTGCGTGTGCGGTCGCATCTACGACTTCATCGATGAGGAAGCGAAGCGACTCCACAACCAGATCGTCGCAGTCGAGATCTCACGCGGCGCTGGGGAGAAGATCGCACAGCAGATCTACGCGCACTTGAGAGGAGACGAGTAATGGAAGCACTCGTGGTTATTCCGTTCGTACCCGTCGTGGGACTGATCATCGCGGGCATCATCTACATGACGTACCCCGATCCGGTCGTTCGAACTGCTCGGCCGAAGCACGTACCAACCCTCGAACTCCCGACGATGTACTACGAGACGGTTCCGCACGACGTTCGAACCTGTCCCACGTGCAAGTCGCAGAACAAGAAGCCACTCCTGGAGAGGATGTTCGGATGAAGAAGTGCAGGTACTGCAACCAACCGGAGGACTCGCACGGACGGCGTTGGTCCTTTCAGATCAACCGCTGGCACACGTACCAGCGTCCGACTTTAGTGCAAGTCCTCCAGCGCTCCCTAAGGAAACACTAACGTGCTACTCCCAGTCGGTGACGACCGCGTTGATGTCGTCGAGCTTCACCTTCGTTGGCGTACGACCATCCACACCGTTCTTGGGCGGGTTGGCCTTCAGGTACTTCGCCACTTCCGCAGCGATCTGTGCAGGAGTGACCGTTGCGGGTGGAGCCATGCGCTTGAGGAGCTGCTCCGCGATCCACGACGTGACAGCCTTGCCGTCGTAGTCCGCTGCCTTGCCGCCGAGCTTGTTGACGAACACCCACTTCGCGGCAGCAGCGGTTTGGTTGCCGTAGTCGTTGTCGACTGTGACCGTTGCACCTTCTGCCTTGAAGCGTCGCTGCCAGAAGCCGACCTCTCGACCTTCGTCGCCGTACTCGGACAGGAACCCGCCCATGCCACTACCTCCGAGGTTGTGACGCACTCCCCATGGAGTTGCGTTGTCGTAATTGGTGGTGCTGCGTCCGTCAGGTCCGTTGCCCACAGACACGTGTGCGTGCTCTTCGTGAGCATTCGGGCCGGTGTAGGCCTGCTTCGCGAAGCCGTTCTTCCGTTGGTAGATGAAGTGGTCGTAGATCACGTACCGCAGGTTGGGATGCGGATGAGCGATCAGGTAGTCGACGAACCTACGGAGGTCCAGACCACCGTTCGGCTTGACGTCGATCGCACAGACAACGTCGCAGCACACGTTTGGATTGTGATCCGAGTACCCCGACTGGTGATTCTCGTCTCCGATGTCCCAGATGGTCGTCCCTGGGAACGCTGCCTTGATCTCCTCACGCAGCGTTTGGAGTGACTTCGCGAGTCTCCATGCCATCGCTTACTCCCTTCCGAGCGATTCCTTCTGTGCCCCAGAACATCACTCTCTCGAGGTCTGCAAGGGCTAGCGACAACTCCCTGCTGTCTGGAACCATGTCGTTCAGAAACAGGGCGAGCTCGAAGCAACGAGTTCGGACCTGATCCTGTGCAACACTCACCTCCGTTGTTGGCTTGTGATACGCGAACCTTTGCTTCAGGTCTTCCGTCTTCACTCGACCTCCATCGGCTTTGGTGGAGTTGGCACATGCGCTCTCGCGAGAGCGAGGCCGCTCTCACCGATGGCCATGACCGCGTACATGAGACCTGCGACGTGCCCAGACATCTCGAGCGTGATGACACCCGTGGTGGTGAGGATGGGCAGCGAAGCGAGACCCACGTTGTACATCCACTTCCGCTGCGCAGGAGTGGGCTTCTTGAACTTTGGCATTGTCGTGACCCTTTCTGGTATCCGACTACCGTTGAGTTATAATATATGTTACGATCGTGACGATCAATCCGACGATGCCAACCACCGCCATGACTTGCTTCATAGGCCAGCGGCGATCCTCGAGATCCTTCACGCGGCTCTTGAGATCCCGGATCTCTTCCTCTTGGTCATCCAACCGCTCGTGCGTCTGCTCGGATCGGACGAGCATCGTGTTCAAGCTCATTTTGACTTCGAGGAGTGTTTGGTAGATCGCATCGAGACCGATCTTCACTACCGGACCTTCATCGGGCACGCTTGCCACCTTCCCTAGGCTGGTTCTTCAAGTATATGTGACTCGTTGTCTGTGCAACGAATCGGTCGGATTTGCGGAGTGTACTTTATGCAGGTGCCAAATCGATCCAACCGTATACGACGAATTAGCCGGCCGAAAATTCGGGTGTTCCAGCATTCATTCAGAGGACCTACCTCTTGTGTGAACACACGAACATCTCATATAATATTCCTAACGCCAACATCAAGCGTCGAAAGGGTTTGCCATGAACAGCACACTCGACATCATCCTCAAGGTCCTTCTCATCATCTTCGTCGTCTTCGCGATCCTGTTCCTGACCGGAACGCTCTAACCGAAAGGTCACCCCCGATGGCTAATCACCTCACGAAAGCGCCCGAACCGGAAGAGCTTCCGGAAGACGTCACGATGCGAATCGAATGTGGCGAGTGCGAAGAGCTCTTCGTCATTAAGATGCCTCGCACAGCGTACGATCTCTGGCAGAAGGGTGCGCTGATCCAGAACGCCCTTCCGATGTTGACGGACAACGAACGGGAGCTGCTCAAGACCAGCACCTGCGGTTCGTGCTTCGACGACATCTGCGATGAGGGTGGGGTGCAGTGGACGGCTTTCGACGTTGACGAAGCACTCGCTTACATCGCGAACGAGAACTAGGCACCAAGTAAGACCAACCCGGCAGGAGGCCAGGTGTCCGAAGACATTCGGAGGAGGACACGCACAGCTATCAAGCAGCTGAGCGAACTCCAACTCTCTGAGGCGGACCTCGAACGAGCAACTACGATCCAAGATGTGCTCTCGACTGTCGAGGAACTGCTCCAGAAGTACGACATCCTTGTCCAGCATGAGGAGGCACTCAAACTCACAACGGAGAGTCCGTTCATTCTTGCGGATCCAGCATCCGATCGAGAACGGTGGATGAGCGAAGGCTGGAACCAAGCGTTCGCGGGCATCCACAAGATCCTGACCGACAACCAAGAAGGAATGCCGAATGAGTGATGCACCCATCCCGGAAGAGGAATCCGGAGACCAGAAGGTCGAACACATCGAGGTGTGCAAGAACTGCAACGTACGGAAGCGCTTCCTGCTTCCCGCCAGCGCGTATGCGCAGTACAAGCTCGGTGGGACTGTGGGCATCATCTTCCCACGCATGCCGCTCGCGGGTCGCATCTTCCTTCAGTACCACGTCTGCTTGAAGTGTGCCCGCCTGCAGTCGAAGACCGCACTCTCTCGGATCCTGTCCAACGCTGACCCCAAGGGCAAGGCGTCACTGGAGGAGAAGGGAACCCTAACAGCATGAGCACGGCCCTTCTGTGGATGCATCCTACGCCACAGGTGCAGGAAAAGGATCCCGAGGACGACATCTGCCACATCGGTTGCGACATCCACGAACCAAAACTCGCCCTCTGTGGGTTGGACGTCTCTCACCTTCCGATGGAGGAAGAGACGCCACCAGGAGAGTTCGACTGTCCCCTGTGCGTCCTGGTGGAAGAAGAGCACCTACAGAAGGGCACCTGCTGTCCGTACGAGAAGGCATCGGGATGAGCCAGTACACGATGCACAAGCTGGTCAAACTCTACCTCTCACAGGAGGGCGTTCAGACCAAGACGCGTGACGTCAAGCAACACGTACTGGAGGGCATCAAGCTTGCGATCATGGAGCTCCTGCCTCCGGGGAACACTCCCAAGCGTGCGCGTGCGAACTTGCTCATCCAGCAGGAGCGTGAACGCACCACCGCAAGCAAAGATCGGAAGAAGGCGAAGAAGGCATGAAGTGCGACATCTGCCAGCAGGAGTTCCAACCCGGAGACAAGCTCTGGGTAACTCCGATCAAAGAGGTCATGAACACGGAGGAGGTCCAGAAGGTCATGCACTACGCGTGCTACGAGAAGGACCTCTCCGACCGCGCGGCAAAGCAGCAACTCATGCCCCGACGGATCATCATGAAGGAGAGCTAATGCCCCCCGTGAACAAAGCGTCCACGTACTTCGTCTTCCTGAACCTCTTCAAGGATCGGGAGAACACCTTCGAGCCCGTAGGGACGCAGTTCACGACCACAACACAAGAAGAGTACGTCAAGGAAGCGATGGCGTGGCTCGGAGACAAATCCGAGCTAGCGGATAGTACCCTTCGCACAGCTGACTGGCAAGAGATCTACGAGTACTTCAAGAAGGAGCAGGGAGCTCAATGAGCGAGTCCAACACCAAGGGTTCGGAATACTCCGACGCAGGCAAGGTCGTCCGAAACCTCGTCTTCATGTACGTCGCGGAAGAGAAGAAGCTTGCGGCTGGGGATCCGAACACGCACATGCTCATCCTCGCAGGGATGGAGAAGTCCATCGTGGAGGGACTCAAGACGCTCGACAAACCCCATCGTCCAGAACACGTTCGGTTGCTCATCGCGGGTTGCCGCAAAGCCCAGGAAGGGAAGTAACATGCAGGAGTTCGAAGTGTGCTTCGAGCACAAGGTGACAGGCATCGCCTACGTGCATGCGGAGTCGGAAGAAGAGGCGGGCACGATCGTCGAGGACATGGATGTCCTGGAGGACTCACGCGTCACCATCAGCTCCGAGGAGACCGAGATCGAGGACGTGAACCCGAAGTGAAGAACAACGCACGGAAGGCGCTCAACACCGTCGCGGACGACAACAAGAAGCTGCGGGAGCACTTGGCACTCCAGATCACCTCGAACAGGCTGTTGCTCCAGAACATAGCCAACATCTGGCAGGAAGGCTACGACCAGGGTGTCGCGGATGCGTTCATGGCGGAACAAGTCGCGGATGGTTCGCAACCAGGACGTGTCAACCCCTACGCTGTGAAGGACACGCCGTGACCGGATGGCAGATTGCACTCCTCATCTACGCCCTGCTTGGACTCCTGGTGTTCATCTGGGACCTCGTACTCATGCACTTCGAATGGGACAAAGACTGGACGGTGCTCAAGAGCAAGGCGTGGATCATCCCGTTCCTTGCATGCCTCATCTTCTGGCCAGCAGGCGTCTACTCACTCATCCGAGACACGAAGGAGCAGAGGCGGTACCGGAAGTGAACAAGCGCGAGATCCGAAAAGCACTCACAGGAGCAGCGGAGGAGCTCCTCTCCGCGGGATACTTCAAACCTGCGGAGATCGTTGAGCAGTACCGAGACGCAAACTACGCATCGCAGGCACCCGTTGCACTGCACAAGTGGACTCGACATTATCACCGTAGGCGCTTCGAGAACGCAACCATCCACGCCTCGTGCGAGAACTGCGGTCTGATGGACGGCACTGCTCCGAAGCCGAACACCAACATCTACGTCCGTTGGTACATCTGGCCGGACAATGAACGCATCCAACGCGCTGCACTCCGCGGCCGGCCTGTCCCGAAGTGCGAACCCTCACGACAGAAAGTGGAAGCCTAGTGTACCTCTCTGACCGCGACATCCTCGCGGAGATGAAGACCAGTCCTCTCATCTCTCCCTTCACGGAGGAGCAACTCCAACCGGCGTCGTATGACGTGACCCTGGACAACGAGTTCGTGTACTGGACCGGGTCCGAGTGGAAGCACCTTTTCTGCGATGAGGGAGAAGGCTTCGAACTCCAACCTAACGAGTTCGCACTCGGGTCCACAGTCGAGACCATCACCGTACCGATCGAGATGATGGCTCAGGTCTCGGGCAAGAGCACTTGGGCCAGACGAGGTCTCACTGTGCACCAGACTGCAGGGTTCGTCGATCCTGGGTTCTCGGGGACCATCACACTCGAGTTCAAGAACGTGGGTCCGGAGATCCTTCTCCTGGAACCTGGGAAGGCAATCGCACAGGTGTCATGGTGCTTCCTGTGGAGCGAATGCCTCCGTCCTTACGGACCTGAGAGGGGTTCGCACTACCAAGGACAGGTCGGAGTCAAGGAGGCCTGGAACAGGTGACCAAACGACACACTCCGGGGTCTCCAGACTGTCCGGACTACGCCAACACCAACGATCCCTGCTACGATCTATGCACCCCAGACAGGTGCTTCGCAATGAAAGGCACAGACATGACCGAACCACTCGAAGAAGCCAAATCCGCACCCCAAGGTCCCGTGGCCCTCGACGCAGTACCTCTCGTGCCAGAGGACCTGCCTCCGGAGGTGTGGGAAGCGGTCAAAGCCAACTACCACACTGACGCGTGGCTGCCGTCACCAGCCTGTCACGCAGAGTACCAAGACGCTCGAACCGCAGTCGAGGCGTACAAGACGCTCGTGGAGGGTCGGGGTGCCGGGAGCCTGGAGGCTCAGAACGCTCGACTGTTCGCAGAGAACATCGCACTCAAGAACGTCCTGGCGGAAGAGGTCACACTCCGAGTCCAGCTGCAGGCCAAGGAGGAGGAGCAGAACAAGTGGAAGCACAACGCCAGCTTCCTCCGCAGCAAGATCGTGAACCTTCGCGGGTGGGCTTCCTCCGTTCTGGAGAAGGGAGTCCTGTCCAACCCCAGAGAGCAGACCTACCGAGACCTCACTGCTGGCGAGGCGGACATCATCAAGTACGTCATCGAACGCCTCAGTCGGGAGTGGGAGTAGGCGATGCCTGACTTCGACATGGACGCGTGGGATGCTGCACGCTACGAACCTCCACCTGTCGGGGACAAGGACGTAGCGTACTCAGGGCCGCTGCTCTACGCCGCAAGCAATGGAGAACGGATGGAGGAGTTCGCACAGTGGGCTACGCGCGTCATCCTTGCTCCGGAACTCCGTCGTTCGGGAATCGACTCTGGCAGGTTTGAGGTTCGCTTCATTCGGGATGGGAGTGTCCGTGAGCCAAGCTGACTTCGCAACGCACTACATCACGACCAACAGAGGTGACTCCCGATTCGTCTTTGACGATGCGGAAGTTCAGGAGGCGATAGACCAGTACGCACAGTTGCCTCGAGTTCGTGTGATCCGCGTCTGGAAGAAGGAGCACACCATCGACGTGACGCAGAAAGCACTTCCTCCGAAGCCTACCGCGGAGCTTCCATGGGACCATCCGATCATGAAGGGACACGCGTCTCAAGCGACAACGAAGGAGGAACGGGAAGCGGAGCTCGACAAGTACCAGAAGGAGATGGAAGCCCGGTTCGGGAAGCTGCTCGAAGAGGGTTCTGACCTGCGCGACACGGGCATGCTCGGTATCCCAGAGGAGGACCTCGATCGATGAGCAGTGACAAGCTGGTCGGTAGCATCTTCAATGACGACGGCAAAAGGGTCGCACGGTACGTGCCTTCTGCTCCGGGAGGCATCGTTGCAGGGACAGGAGACAATCCAATCCCACCAATCGACCTGACTGTGCGCAAGCCCGACATCAGTAGGCGCAAGGTCACACTGCAGTGCATCGCTTGTGAAGCGGAGTTCAAGGAGAACCCGCAACTCCGTGCTCAGGGACTGGAGCAGGCCTTCTATGCGGGCTGGTGGTTCGATCCTTCAGCCATGGATTGGGTCTACTGCCCAACCTGCATGAAGAAGGTGTCCTCGGTCATCCACAACGCCTTGGTCATCTGACTCCCCTACACAATGGTGTGGGAGTCTCCACTCACATATCATTGACCTAGCCAAGCGCAAAGGAGTTACAGGTGGCATCACTCGTATGGGCAACGGAAGTGGAAATCACTCCATCCCTTGGGCAGACGATCAACACCGCACACACGTTGGGGTGGCAGGCACTTCAGGTGCAAGAGGACTTCCCCAACATCGACTGGCCAGCGGTCACTGACTACAAGGTGAAGCTGGACCTCCTCGCAGACAACGGCGGAGGTGGCCTCCAGACCTGGAAGTGGGAGGCACTCATCAACTACACCGCTCCCGAGGAGTAGCAGCACCCACAACTGAAGCAAGCTGAGGGGTCTCCTTCGGGAGGCCTCTTAGTGTGTGTTCAGAGAAACTCTGAATCGCTTTTCATGGGGCGGTGAGAGGTATGGGATATTCCCTGCCAGGCTCCCACCGTGGGAAGGAAAATCTTTTAAGAAAGTTCAGAGAACGTTCTGAGAATATCTTTTATTTAATTGTTCATAACAATTAAGGTTTACATGATCAGTGATCTGTTACTACACTACCTACGTACGTAGTACACTACCTACCCTACCTGGTACGTATGCTATGTACATACCCCTACCCTGCTAGGGTACATGTTAGCTAGTTACATTGTTCGTATCAATGAACAGAGTACCTACCCTACCTACTACCTACTCCATACCCCTACCTACCTAGGTAGCTATGGATAGAGATACTTAAGTACTACAGATAGATGTATGTACATACCTATACCTACGTATACCTATACGTCTATATGTACCTATGTACATATCCCATACGTGGTATCCTACCTAGGGGATTGCTAGATAGGGATACGTACATCCATAGCATCCCTACGTAGTTACCCTACGGTGGAATACCTACCTAGGTATTCCCACCCCCTCTTATATCCGCATGGTGTCCTATCATATACTTATAACATCAGACAACAGTCAGACGAAGGAGCAGAGAAGTGAACGTCGCACAGTTGATCGAAGTCCTTCAGACCATGAACGAAGACAAAGAAGTCAGGGTGGCACTTCGACAGGCGTACAACACGCTGGAGTACAACATCCACATCGGGGAATCGGGGGACGCTGTCTACCTGGGAACGGGTGACCAGATCGGCTACGCAAACGACTCTGACATCGAATGGTAGTGCGGTTGGCTTTCCCCTACGGGGGAAGGCCCTACCGGGATACCATTCCCACTCACAACCAAAGGAGAACGCAGTGCAGTACACCGTTGCAGTGACCATCGACATCAGCCGGGAGGAGTGGATCCGCGCGTACGGAGACTCCCCCACCACGGAGGGGGTCAAAGAGTACCTCGAGAACGCCATCTTCGTCGGAACCGCTCAGCAGACGGTGACCGTTCACCACATCGTCGAACACGAGTAGGATCACCCACTGGGGTAGGCGGGCAAAAAGAATTTCAAAAAGAGACCGCCTACCCCTTGTAACAGCCAGTGTAGTATCTTATACTTATTATATCAGACAACAACAGGCAGATGCTGCCGATCAAGGAAGAGGGAAGACAATGGAGCAGAACACGCAGGCCGTTCAGGAGACCAAGAAGGTCAAGCCCGCCCGCCCGCTGTGCAGCGAAGGGGACGAGTTCGTCTCAAGCGAGACGCCGCTCACGACGATCAACCAGAACCAGTTCGGTTCCTTCAACTGCAAGTGCGGGAAGGTGTTCAAGCGACTGATCGCCCGCAAGGTGGACGGTCTGATCTACCTGCCGGAGCACGCCCTCACGCCGCCGAAGGTCATCAAGACCAAGCCGGTCGAGGAGGAGGTCGAAGAGGTGAAGGAGGAGGTCACTCCCGAGCCGATCGTCGAAGAGAAGAAGCCGGTCGCTCGCAAGCGTGCGCCGCGGGTGCGCAAGCCGAAGGTGGAAGAGAACACCGAGGCGTGATGCAGTTGATTGGATCCCATCGGGGGAGGGGTCCTTTCAATTCTATCACACCAGAGAGGGAGTCCAATGATCAACGCTGGATGGGCAGTCGAGTACGAAGTCGAAGTGACGTTCTCGAAGCCGTTGGTTCGAGACGCAGGCCCGCACGACGATGTCTACGAGGACGGGTACATGGTCGAGGTGGAGGCCAACACCCGAGGGGGAGCGATCGACAAGGTGGTCACCTACATCAAGGAGACCTACACTGACCCGTCCGGCTTCTCCGCCGACAACTACATCAAGGAGATCACCGTTCGGTAACACCACCCCCTGCGTAGTCCGGGTCGTGTCGTATCATATACTATAAGTACAGACAACAGTAGGAGGTACACAATGGCCCTCAAGTGGGCGCCCACACCGCACAACTGGGGCCGCATCCCGATGACAGCTGACACGTACGTCACATGTGTCGCTGCCGGCCTGCAGGAGGGGCTGAAGGAGATGGGGATCGAAATCACCGAGGAGCAGGCAACCGAACTGGCGAAGCGGAACTACAACGGAACGCGATTCTGGGCCCGCAACTCGCATCAGGTGCAGGTGGACGAAGAGGGAACGGAAGTGATGGTTCTCGAAATCAACGACTACGTGTCGGAACAGTAAGCGTTACCGATTGGGTCACCCTTCGCGGGAGGGGTGGCCCTTTGTCGTGTTCGGAAGTGCCCCGGCCACGGAGTTGACGAGCTTTGCCCGTTCATGAGGGCTGTCGAGGCAAAGACATGTCACAGACCCCCGGGGGAGGCCCAACATTGGGAAGGTCGCACAGTTGGATGGGCCCTTGACCGTATTCCACAGAGTGGGGTGGCTGTTCCATGCCGCAGTTGAACTGATTCATCGACTAACCGAGTAGTCCAGATTCTCCGTCGTATATCGAAGGATACGTACCGTTTCTGTCCCTATCTGCATAACTATCACACCGAACTTGCTCGTTACGTAAAATCGAATATACGACGTTTTCCAGTGTAGCCGGGGTGATAGCACGGGTGCACGAGCAGCTTTTGCCACCATGCGGGTGGGTGAAACGTCCAACGTAGCGGGATCAGGCACAGGGTGATGGTTCCATGGAACCATAATACCCTGAGGGGGTAGCCCCTGGCAGGTCCACAGGGGGAGGCCCCTGGTGATTCCCATACCCTGGAGGGGTATTTCGAAACGTGGGGATTTTGGGGCCTACGTGGGCGTCCGGGCCGGATTACCCGCTGCGTTCGTTTCCATCTTGACCGGGGTAAGTTCCTACACCCAGGCTAATTCCGGATTTCGCCAACGATTTTGTTTTTCCAATTTCCCTGTCAAAAGGTATCGTTTCGCGAAATTCATTTCGTCCCGATTAAACCCATTCATATGTATTTCTCCAATTTTCCAAGGGATCAAGAAAAATTCCAATTAACAGAGTCTAGACTCGAACCGTTTACCAGCGGGGCACCTGTACAAAACCGGATACTCTCTGCAGGGTGTCACTTCACCAACAGACCTCGCCGTCTCATGCTTTGAGGACCACAACATATACTTATAGCATGACGAAAACTAGGTCCGATCCAACGATCACACTTAAAAATGGGCGGCCAGCGGAACTGTATGTTCGCATGACCATCGACTGGGATGTCCTCGAACTAGTGAGGGATGAACCACTCAAGTACATCCAACTCCTGTGTAAGGACTCCGAAGAGATGGAGAACCTACGTACCCGTGCACATGGTGTTGCACCTGTACGGAACCTGAAACTCCGCACACGTAGTGCCAAGACAGAGAACCCGTACAACCCAGAGGAGCGCATGCTCTACATTTGGGCTACCACCATCCCGGACAACGAGAAGAACTAGCACCCACAACAGGAGAGGGACTCCAACATGAACGCGATCCCACAGCCGTCGGCAATCGAACTCCAGATGTACCGAGGCAAGTTGGAAGACGAACTCCAGTGGAGGTACGGTGATGCCCCTGAGGATGCGATCTTCACCATCCACACGGATGATCCCCATACCCAAAGGTTCACCAGTGAGACCTTCCACAACACGGTAGACCAGAGAAAGGATGCAGCTCGTAAGTACGGAGGCGTTGGCTACGATGTCTGGTCACGCATCTCTGTGCTCAAGAGGGGTGTTGAACTGCGTCAAGGGAGTAGGGGTACAGAAAAGGACACCTACGGTACGACCACTCTCCACGTGGACATTGACCCTCACTACGATGAGGAGGACTTGAGAGACGGTGAAGAGAACGCTCACGAACACTGGCAGCAGCGAACCCTGACAACGCTCAGTAACTTTCAACCAGCACCGTCAAGGGTTGAGTCAAGTGGACGAGGGTACTACGCTCTCTGGAAGGTCGAATGGACGACTGACTGGCAGAGAGTGAAACGCATCAACAAGTGGCTGGCCAAGCAACTGCAGGGGGACAGTTGTTGGGATGTCGCACGGTTGCTGCGTCTTCCTGCAACCTACAACAAGCGTAGCGGTACCTATGCCACTGTGCTAGCGAACATGTCCAGCAACGAACGAACGTACACCCTGGACGATTTCCAAGAGGCTGACCTGTCGAAGATCGAGGTCAAGCTCCAGGATGCCAACTTCGTACCTGAACCGTTGCCGTTTGGGTTCGAGGGTCAACTGCAGACGAGTGCACAGCGGTTGTGGGGAAGGATCTACTCGAAGCAGACTGCACTGGTTAGTGGTGCCCCGTTGAAGGACAACAGGATCGGTGAGGTTGACCGTTCCCTGAACGACTTCTACATCGCCTGTGAGTTGATGCGGAACAAGGTCACACCCAACCAGGTGTTCTTCGTTCTCACTCACCCAGAGTGGTTCTCTGGTAGCAAGTGGAGGGAGTCCGGGTACGATGACAGCTACGTCACTCGGACGATCCTGTACGCACAGGATAGGGTGGTTGACGAACCTCTCAAGAACAACGTGGATGTGGGTGAACGGATCCTCGCAACCATGGAGCCGATCTACTACGGTAACGACTGGTTCCTGTACGACGAGGACAAGGGCGTGTACGATCCTGCTGAGAGGGATCTCCAACTCACCATCCAAGGGTTGACAGACAGAAAGTGGACACCGGAGCTGGAGAACAGTGTCTTCCGCTACATGATCCCCAAGGTCATGCTGGAAGAGCTCCCGAACACGAATCTCATCAACGTCCAGAACGGGATGCTGGATCCCCGAACAGGGAAGTTGCACGATCACTCTCCCGAGTACCGTTCACTGACGCAGGTCAATGCGTTGTGGGATCAGAGTGTCGACACCAGCGAGGTTGACAAGTTCGTTAGTGCTACGTTGACGGATGAGCAGCAACGCCTGTGGTGGATGTTCTGCGGTTACTGCTTGTACACGCAAACACCCCTGCCGTACCGTTGCCTGTTCGTTCTCGAAGGACGTAGGCGTACGGGTAAGTCCACTCTCCTGAACGCTCTGGAAGCGATGCTAGGTGAACGGAACGTGAGTAGTGTTCCACTCAGTGACCTGTCAAACAAGGATGCAAGGTTCGCACTCAGTGGGTTGGTAGGCAAACTGCTCAACTCGGACACCGAAGCTGACTACAACGCAGTGATGAAAGCGCCTGACACACTGAAGCAGTTGGCGGAGGGTGCGAAGATCAAGATCGAGAAGAAGCACAAGGATGCGGTGTACTCTCGACTGACCACGAAGTACGCATTCGCGATGAACGAGATGCCCAGGCCCCAGAGTGGCACGGATGAAGCGTTCTACGACCGATGGGTGATCGTGTCCACTCGAAGGAAGGCTACTCCGTTCGAGATTGGTGACCCACGCACAGTCATCAATGCTGACCGTCGTCTCATGTCCGTGGGGAAGAACCGAACCGCATGGCTCCTGCGCAGTGTGGAAGGCCTGAACGCACTTCACGATGCGGGTGGG